CCTCCGAGATCGGAATGTCTGGAATCAGTACCTGGCTCTCCAGAAGAAATTCAAGGCCCGGTTCGATGGGGAGCGCAAGACGTGGTACATCCCCAAAAACGAGATGCCCTTTTTTGATTTCGATAAGTATCGGTCGGAAATGGAGGCCATTGGTCTGGAGGTTGAGGATCTTCCAGAAAAGCTGATGCGGGTCGCAGATCCCAAGGGTCCATCCGACTCCCCCGGAGAATCCCATGTTCAAACCCACCCGATGACGGTTGAGCAGGCCATCAACGGGATCAAGACTCGCCGGCTCGATAGCACGGTGGTGCTGACCCGTCGGCCGGACGGGGTGTTCGCTTTTTATACCCCCTACACCGACAAGCCGAAGTTTGAAAAAATCCGGGAATTGTTCAGCAACAAGACTGGGCAGCTCACGGGGATCTCCAAGTTCAACGAATCAGAGCACTCTCGGGACACCCATGAAATAGATTTGGCCGAGGAAGCTCTGGACAAATTGAAGGCCATGTTTCCCGAGTGGGATTTCATCGTCGAGGGGCTTCGGGAAGGCCGTATCGAGCGGGATCAGGAGATTGCCGAGTCCCAGCTTCCCATTCCAGAAGTTGCTGCGAAGATCAACCCGAAGTTCAAGTTGCTCCCTTACCAGAACGAAGGGGTTCGTTTCATCGACAAGGGGGAGGGGAACGCCATCATTGGGGATGAGATGGGTCTGGGTAAGACTCTCCAGGCCTTGGCTTGGGGGGCTATGCGGGGAAAGAAGATCCTGGTAGTTTGCCCGAAGGTGGTACGCCGAAACTGGCTCCACGAAGCTACCAAGTTTTTTCCGGACTACTTCAAGGGCCACGAGTTGATGTCCAAGGATCTGCGGGCGGGCAAAATCCCTGACCTGGCCAACGTCACCATCGCCACCATAAACTATGAGGCGCTGGACAAGTTCAAAGACGTGATCGAAAAGGCTGGGTTCGATACCCTTGTGATCGATGAAAGCCACCGTGTAAAAAATCCCAAAGCTAAGCAGACCCAGGCCGTGCTCAAATTGGCCGAAGGGATGAAGCACCACATCCTACTTTCTGGAACGGCCATCAAGAACAAAAAGGAAGAGCTGTTCACCCAGTTGGCCATCGTGGCTCCGAATCAGTTCTCTCTGGCGAACCTTCGGTTCGGAACCATTGGTGGAGTTTGGCAGGGCATGCGGAAGGTGTACCTGGCCCGGCAGAAGAACAAGGTGCTGAAGGATCTGCCCGAAAAGTCCACTACCCAGGTGAGGGTCGATGTGCCGAACGCTCCCGACCTCACGGGCATGTCCAGCATCGGGGACGTGTCCAAGATTCGGGGGCAAGTTGCTCTGGCCAAGGTGCCGGCCACCGCAGAGATGGTCAACGAGATTTTGGCATCTTCCGATTCCAAGATCCTGGTGTTCACGGAGTCGGTGGCAGCGGCCAAGAGTTTGGCGGAGAAGTTTGGGGACAAGGCCATTCTCCATGGGGGCTGGGTGAGGGATGAGGCCCGGGAAATATCCGTAGAAGAGTGGCAGCACAAGGATGAGCAGGGTAATTTCACGAGCCCCAAGCGGGTGTTCGTTACCACCCGGCCCTCTATGGCCGTGGGGGCGACCCTGACGGCAGCCGACAAGGTGGTGTTCAACGATCTGCCTTGGACGGCAGCGGACGTGCGCCAGGCCGAAGATAGGGCTCACCGAATTGGCCAGAAGAAAAACGTCAACGTCTACTGGATTCAGGCGGATGGGAACGCCTTCGATGAGTCGGTGGCCACCATCTTGTTCCGGAAATACGAGCTGGGGCAGAAGGTCAACCAGGGCAAGCAACTCACCCCACAGGAGCGGGAGTGGATGGAAGCTGACATGACCGATGCGGAGGTCCTGGCTCACATCCGGGGGGCGTCAGCCGGCCCCCAGGCAATCGAGTCCACCTCCCCCCCGGTTACCCCCTTGACCAAGGCAACCCCCTTGAAGAAGTCTATGACCATGGCTGAGCGGGAAGATCGGAAACAGGTAGCTCGGGAGCAGGAAGAGAAGGGTGACTTGCGGGTGGCGGCCACCTTGCCGTTGCTGGCCCACGCCGGAGACAACCCCAAGGAGCTGGAGAAGCGGGTGCGCGGCCAGCTCCACAAGTTGCGGGTCCGGAACGATTGGCGGACGGAACTTCTGGAATCGATCATGGGCGACCTGGCGGCGTTCAGGTACGCTCAGGACTCAGGCGAGATGAATGACCTGCCCATGTACCTGCACGAGCACCTGGTCACCGGTGGGGATCGGGCGGAAAAGTCTCTGGGGTCGATGTGGTCAGATCCGGAGTTCTCGGAGAGCGTTCCAGAAATGCCCTTCGATGAGACTGATGCCCTCTTGAAGTCCGAAGGCTGGATCCCCCTGGACGAAGAACTGGGGGACATTCTCTGGAAGTCCGAGCGCCCCCACAAGTACATCCGGCGGGTGCCCTACACCGACAACTTGGGGGTGCATAAGTATCGGTATTATTACAGGGAAAGCGCATCGGCCCGGGGTGCCCGTGCCGGCGAAGAGGTTACCCTGGGAGAGCACACGGCGCACATCAAGCACGTGGACGAAAGCGGTGCCGTGACCATGGAGATCGGGGGAGAGGAAAAAACGGTCAACCACAACGAGTGGCACCAGATGATGGCCCACCACTACGGCGAGGGCTACTACCAGCACGTTGAGCACCGAGCCATTCAAGCCGTCAACGCGGTCCTTCGGAACGTCCCAGGGGACCTTCTGGAAGAGTTGAAGGGCGACGACTCGGCTCGGATGAACGTGCTGAAAACCCGGGTGCCAGAGGTCTACGCCAAACTCCAGGCGGCCTTCCAGCGGGTAGGGGTGGATGCCTTCCAGGCCAAGCAGATCATCGGGCACACCATGGAGCGCCGGGGCTGGGAAGCCGAGGCGCGGGCGGCGGTCATCGGGGCGGTGCTCTCCCCAGAAGGCGCCACGATAGCCAAGAACCACAGGCAGATTGTCGCAGGCGCTGAGAACCTGGCCGGCGGGATGAAGGTGGAAGCCAAGCACGTGGCGGCGGCCATCGACCTGCGGCGCCCCAGGTTTGAGGGGGACAACTTTGGCCTGAAGGTGACGGACATCGCCAAAAAGGCCGAGACCGAGCTGACCAAGCTCCAGCATCTTTTGCACGCGGCCAAGACCGAGGGTGGGACCCACGAGGCCCTGATGGCGCAGGCCCTGGCGTTTACCTCCACGACTTTGACCCAGCTCAACATGCTGGCGACGGCTTACCCGGGCATGCGGGACAAGCTGCTCGACCCGATGCGCCGGACGATGATGGAAGTGCCATCCATGGCTCCCAGGTCGGAGCCTACGGCCGAGGGGTCGGTGGCGACCTTGTTCGTGGCCGGTGAAGGTGGGAAGCCCCGGGCGCTGAAGGCGCGGTATCGGTTGATGGAAGCCAAGGATGTGATTCCCTCCCACGACCCAGAGTCTTTCCAGCCCAACGAGAAGTACCCAACGGGGGTTCAGGAGCGGGCCTATCACCGGGACAAGGATGAGCAGCAAAAGGTGATTCGGAACGCTACCCGGATGAACGCGGCTTTCCTGATCAACACCAACCCGGACGCCGTGAACGGCCCGCCCATTGTGACCTCGGACGGGGTGGTCTTGGGTGGTAACAGCCGCACCATGTCGATGCAAAGGGCGTTCAAGACCCAGCCCGACCAGGCCAAGACCCTGAAGGACTACTTGCGGGATCATGCCTCCGAAGTGGGGCTGACGGCCTACGACGTGGACGCCATGGAGAGCCCGATCTTGGTTCGGATGGTGGACCTGGAGGACAAGACTCCGAAGGCTTTGCGGACCATGGTCCGGCAGATGAATGAGAACTTTACCCAGGCTTTGGACCCCCGGACTTACCAGGTGGCGCTCGGGCGCCGGCTGGATACCGAGGCCCTGAATGCCTTGTCAAGCAACATGGTCGAGGATGAGAGCTTGAACGATTTCTTGGCTACCGGGCGGTCCAAGGTTTTCGTGGATCACCTGTCCAGGGTGGGGGTCATCGACGAGCGGAACAGTAACCAGTACATCAAAAAGGGCACCCGGCAGTTGAACGAAGATGGCAAGGTTCTGGTGTCCAGAATCTTGGTGGGCAACGTGGTGGACGATGCGGACGTGCTGTCCGACACCCCGCCGAAGTTGTTGACCAGCTTGGCCGGTTGTGTGCCGTACATGCTCCAGGCCAAGTCCTCTGGACCGGAGTTTGACCTGTCCAACGACCTCCAGACGGCTCTCCATGCCTACAATTATGCGAGGGATATGGCGGACGCGGGGAAGGGTCCAGTCCTGGACGCCAACATGCCCGACTGGAGTTTCAATCAGCTATTCGCCCAGCAAAACGTGTTCGGTGAGATTCACCCGGTCACCAAGAGCGAGCGGGCGATGATCTTGCTGGAGTCCATGATCCGGAAGTCTGGCCCCAGGCAGATGACCCGGATCTTCCGGGAGTACACTAAGGCGGCGTCGTTGAATCGAACGGATCAGATGTCTCTGGCTGGGCCGGCATTGACCCCCGCGCAGGTGCTGACGTTCTCCATCGAGGCGGCCGGGAAGCGGGACAAGGCCGAGGCTGAAGCTAAGGCCCAGGCCAAGGCAAAGGCTAAAGCCGGAACAGAGCAGGAAGGATTGTTCAAGGCCCAGCCACAGGCCGGGCCGTTTATCGGACCCAAGGGTGGGAAGTACGCGGATCCCGAGTTGACCATTTCTTGGCGAGAGCGCACCGGGCGCCAGCCGGCAGCTCAGAAACCGATCCCGACACCTCGGGCACCGGCGGGTTCTCAGCCTCCAGCCAAGCAACCGATAACGGATGCGCCGGCGGAGGTTCACCAGCAGTACCAGCGGGAGGAAGCGAAAACTCGGGGGGGCCAGCAAGCGACCGAGAAGCCAAAGACCAAGCGGAACTGGGTAGATCACAAGCCGGGTTTGCCCAAGCAGACCATCGACAAGTACCGGATGGATGAGCCCGATGGGACGCATTCCTACGTGATGTCTCGGAAGCCGATTCACGACAAGATCCTAGAAGCGTTCATGGGTGGGAAACAACCGGTTCCCAAGGATCGGAAAAAAACTGCTTTCGTGATGATGGGTGGACCGGCCAGCGGCAAAACTACTTTGGCAAAACTAATCGCCGGGAAGAAGTTTGGGAAGTTCATAAACGTCAACCCGGACGATGTTCGGGAGATGCTGCCTGAATACCAGGAAGCCATTGACTTCAAGGACGATAGTGGCAAGCAGGTTTCGGCTAAGGACGCATCTGCCATGACCCACGAAGAGGCGTCCGACATCGCAGGTGAAGTTTACAACCGGGCCATTGATGGGAATTTCAATCTTGTGTTTGACGGTACAGGCAAGAACGTGGACAAGCATCGTGCTCGGGTGGCGTCTTTGAAGGATCATGGCTACCACGTAGTTTTGCTGATGCCTCACCTGGATCTGGAAACGGCCCTGGTGCGGGCTGGAGATCGAGCGGAGCACAGGGGGCGCACAGTACCTGAGCCTATGATGCGGGAAGCCTACCCCAAGATGCCTGGAAATTTTGAATCGGTAGCCCGAACGGCCGATGAGTTCCACCTCTATCACAGTGGAGGCCCTGTTACCAAGCCCCCACAGATTGTCTGGAGCGGTGGAGAGGGCAAGAAGGATAAGGTTCACCACCCAGAGCTATTCCAGCAATTCCAGGAAGAGGCCAAGCGGTCTCGGGTACTCCAGGGTCGGAAGGAAAACCAAGTGGATCTGGGGCCACCGAAGGGTCCTGTGTCCAGGCATGAGGCTGGCCTGTCCTACAAGAACCTGAAAAAATCTGGGCCGGTCAGGAGCAAGCTGCCTCCCTTCATGTCCGGCGATGACATTTTGGCGAGATTGCAAGAAACCAGCGTGGCCGATGCTGAGGACGATGAGGTGGATCTGAAGGGGACCAAGAAGGCCATGTTCGACCGGGATGTCGGGGCCGACACCCCCATGGGGGATGATTTTGACCCAGACAACCGGCGGCTGAAGTACGCCAAGGAAAAGCCCACCATGCCGCCGAAGCAACCCCTGTCAAAGGCGGCCGGGCAAGGCCCCTTTATTGGCCCCAAGGGCGGGAAGTGGGCCAATCCAGAAATGACCATTCCTTGGGAGGAAGGCACAGGCCAGGGGCGGCCTCCGGCGGCCCAGGAGCAACCCTCTGCACCTAGACCCCCGGCTCAGCCCCAGCCACAGGCAGCAGGTAACCTGGCCCCCCAGACCCCGGCCCAGGCCCAGGCGCACCAGGCTACGGGGGATTTGGTTCCTTCTGCCCAAGGCCAGGCCCAGCAAGAAAAGCCAGCTCAGCCCCAGTCGGGGCACTCCGAGCCCAGTGAGGCGGAGATGCTCCAGCGCCTGGACGGTCAACTTCCAGGGGGCAAGACGACCCAGGAGCACTTCCAGATTGCCAAGGATTTTCTGGCTCAGCACAGGGCGGCGTTCGGGGCAACGATGAAAGCCATGCAGAACCTGGCCGGTGAGACGGGGGAGGTGTCGGCGCGGGTCAAAGACTTAGGCAGCGCCCTGAACAAGCTCGTAAGAAAACCCAAGTACGGAACGGCGGACAAGCTCCAGGATGGGATGGGCGCTAGAATCCAGCACCAAACCGTCTCTCAGGTATGGGAGACGGTGAAGAAGGCCAAGTCCCAGTTCAAAGTGGTGACTGAGGATAACTACCTCGACACGCCCCTGGGGGACTATCGAAGCTACCACCTGATTCTGGAAGGCCCCACCGGGCTCCAGTTCGAGTTGCAGGTCCGTACCCACAACCAGAACATCTTCGGGGACTGGGCGCACAAGGGCTACAAGCCCGAGACTGCGGAGCAGGAGAAGTACAAAGATCACCCAGACGTGAAGCGGTACTCCAAAGAGATGTCCGAGTATTTCTGGGAGGTAGACAACGAGCAAACACCCAAGTTCACCCCCGAATGCCCTCCGGTGGTTCAACAGGTCTTTGGGTGCATGGCGTAGGAGCGGATCATGGCCGAAGGAAACATGCTGGACAAGATTCTGGAGGCCAAGAAACGGGTCACTCCGGAGCAGGGGTTCAACGTGGTGGGGATCGACACCTATGAGATGCCCGGAGAAGAGCCCTTTGTCATTGGGCACTACGATACCGTGGAAGAAGCCAATGCGATGGTGACGGCCTACAAACAGAGCTACCCTGACACGCCGGTTTACGTGTACGGCGTTCAGGCGGCTGAGCAGGAAGTCCAGAAAAGTGTTCTCCAGAAATTCCATGACTTCACAGTCCCTATCGTTCAGAGGGATACTCAGACTTATGAGCGGATCCAGAGAGTGCTCATCGCTCGGCACGGGTACGAAGAGGCCGACTTCGAAAAGGACGGAGAATTGTACGGCTGGAGTGCCAACGAATTGTTGGACCTAATCCTAGAGGACCTGCGGGGCAAGTAGATGCTGTTGACACCGGAACAACTTCAGGAGATCCGCCGGATCATCCAGGACTACCACAGTGCCTTTGTGGTCAACGTGGTCGGTCCAACGGCGGTGGCTCCAGAAATTCTGGCACGACTGAAGGCTAAGGGCCTGGTGGACATCCGGATCCAGTCCATTCAGGACGCCTACATCTACGGTCAGTTACTGGCCCACCTGGACAATCCGGCCATTGCCAGGATGACCTACACCCAGTTTCGGGACTTCATCAAGCGAAACCCCATCCCGATGACCTTGGTGGAGAAGCAAGCGGTCAAGATGGCCGAGGCCAGCGCCGGGCAGTATTGCGCCGGCTTGGGTAACCGGGTGGACATGGCCACGGGGGCCACCCTGATCGAAGCCGATGCAGCCCTCCGAAATCAGCTCAAAGACGTGATCCGGACGGAAACGGCCGAGGCCATTTCTCGTCGGGAATCAGTCCAGAAATTGGCCAGCAACCTAGGGCACGCTACGGGGGACTGGTCCAGAGATTGGCGGCGGATCGCCAACACGGAAGTCCAGCAGGCCATGCAGACCGGCCTAGCTGACCGGTACCGGGAGGACTACGGCACGAGCGTTCGGGTGGCGAAAGTTCCGATGCCCGACGCTTGCGAGCACTGTAAACGCTTGTTCTTGGGGCCTGATGGGAAACCCAGGATCTGGAGGTTGGCTGACCTGCAAGCCTTCGGGACGAACGTCGGGCGCAAGACCCGGGACTGGGTGCCCACCGTGGGCACGGTTCACCCGCACTGCCAGTGCCAGCTCATCCGGGTTCCCAAGGGATTCGGGTTCGATGCTTTGGGGCGCATGGTGCCCGGCGGGAAACTGGGGGTCGAGGCAGACGCGGACGATTTCATGCGGTCCCTGCAACTGGAGGATGAGTTCCACAAGTCTGTCAGCTCCAATGATCTGGTGAATTTCCAGGGCATCACGGTTCACGTCGAGAATCGAGCCGGCGAGCTTCGGCACTGGGAGAGTGCCACGGGCGAGCGCGGTATCACCCACATGCTGTGCGCCTATGGTGAAGTGGTGGGGACCAACGGGGCGGACGGGGACGGGCTTGACGTGTATCTGGGACCGGACCCCAAGGCCAACACCGTGTTCGTGGTTCACCAGCAGAATCCAGAGACTGGGGTGTACGACGAGGAGAAGGCCATGCTCGGCTTTCCCTCAGAAGAGTTCGCTCTCCAGGTCTACCGGGCGCACTTCAACAAGCCTGGGTTCGACGTGGCGGTTTCTCCGATGGGGGTCGAGCAGTTCAAGGTTTGGGCTGACGCTACCATCGCGGCGAAGGGCGAGGGCAAGAGCGAGACCATCCGGTTGGTTATTCCCCTGGAGAAGGCCCAGGCCGGTCCCTTCATCGGGCCGAGAGGTGGCAAGTGGGCTGACCCCGAGATGACCATTCACTGGGAGGATCGTCCGGAGAAGCCAGAGGCCCAGGCCCAGGAAGAACCGAGCGCGGCCCCCAGCGCAAAGCAACAGATCCCCGAGCACCTGGCCAAGCGGTTGGCTCGCCGGCAACCGGGGCATGGTGAGAAGATTGCTCTGAACAAAGAGGAGCTGGGCTTGGTTTTGGCCACGGGGAAGTATGCCCTGGTGAGCGCGGGGAAGAACCCCAACAGCCCGGAAGATGCCAAGCTGACCCCAGCGGATTTTGCCAAGCGAACGGAACAGCTCCGGCAGCAGTTGGTGACCGACGGGTTCGCTTACTCTGACGTGGTGGGGCACTACGGGGAGATGGAAAACAGTTTCCTGGTCATGATCCACGACGCTGACCGAGAGCATGTGAGGAAGCTGGGGGAACTGTTCAACCAGGACACGATCCTCTACTCTGCGGGTGGGAAACACGAGTACCACTTCACCACCGGGCAAAAGAAAGGGCAGTACGTCAAGGGTGAGGGTCACCAGACTTTTGAGGTTGCCCCATCGGACTATTACACGGAGTTCACTCACCCTGATGGTTCGATCACCAAGTTTTTGTTGAACCTGGACTTCGATCATGTGTTCCAGTCCGAGGTTGCGAAAGAGATAGCTCCAGAGGTTCCAGTTCAACCGGTGCCCCCCAAATCCGTTGGACGGGAGTCTCGGGATAGGCCAGCACCCGAGTGGGGTCCGGGCCGGGGGGTATGGCACGCTGAGCGGTATTCCTTCGGGGAGAGCCCGGACGCCAAGCCGCTGGACACGATTTCAGTTGCTGACCTCCCCAAGGATTGGCTGGATCAAAACGCCTACGATATGAGGGATGCGGTTCAGGCCAAATTTGGGAAGCTGGAAGCGCCCCCGGGGTACCAGATCATTTATCGGACAGGATCTGGCCCCAAGGGTCTGGCCAACCGCAACGCTGGGAACTTGGAAGCGGTGGTGGATTTTGTCCGGCACTATGAGGATCGGGGCATCGAGTACGGCAACAAGATCACGGCCTACGCGGTTCGGATGCCAGAAGAGTTCGCGGACTACGAAAAGCGCAAGGGGGCTTACCTGAAAGAGGGCATGGACAAGGCCATGCCCCAGGCTGGTCCCTACATCGGTCCCCGAGGGGGGAAGTGGGCCAACCCGGAGTTGACCATTTCCTGGAAGGAGCACAAGGCACGCCAGCACGCAACAGCGGCATTGGCAGGAGGGTCATTCAACCAGGGTCACTGGCAACCACGTCCTGCCTCTGAATGGGAGGACGAAGAAGCCAAGCTCCGGGCCAAACTGACCGAGGCTCGAACGTCCGGCCTTCCTCGTTGGATGGAATTGTCCACCCCCTACTACCGCCCGGATTGGCCTCTTTCGGGGCCGGTGCAACCTGAGATGGACTTGAAGGTGGCCGAAGTAGCCATTGGTGCTGAGACCCTTGAGCATGCGGTGGCGTTCGATGGACAGGGCCGTCAACTGTTCCGGGCGACTTCAGACCAACGCGGCTACGTTCGTTTCAATGAAAAGCAGATTGCGGCGTTTCGGGCTGATGGCAATGCCATTCTTTCGCACAACCACCCCACCAGCATGAGTTTCAGCGCAGAAGATATACACCTCATGGTAGCTTCCAATCTGAAGGAAATTCGAGCCGTGGGGAAGAACGGGACGGTGTATTCCGCAACTCGGCCAAAGGGTGGTTGGAAGCAAGTACACGTGGATGAAATGGCTGTGATTGCCAAGACAGTTTTGGAAACGGCTACCGATCTTGCCACCAGGGAGATGGATGCTATAATTTATGCTGCGGGTGGGATTCCTGGTACCGAAAATGCCAAGGGATATACTTACGAGGTGTGGCATGGAATCATCCTCGGATCACAAGAAAAAGCCCTCAAAGTCCTCTTCGACTCGTATGGTGTCGGATTCCGGAAAGATAAAATTGTCCCCGGAGCTGCAAAAGATCGTGGACGAGGGGATAGACCTGGATCGGGAGAGCCCCGAGCCGAAGTACGGCAAGAGTTCCAGAAACCAGAACAGCTCCAGCTCCTAGACGCGGCCGAGCGGGCCTACCGGCAGTTCAAGCAGAAGCAGCGCGGAGGTCAGGTAACGAAGTCCGATGAGCCGGGGATTGCTGCCATCGTGGCGGCCGGTAACAGCATGGCCGGTGCTCGCAACCCAGGGCGGGGGACTGCCCCCAACTTCCTGTTCAACGCCCCCATCCGGGGGCCAGCCCGGACTGACCCCCGGGTGTTCAAGGAGATGGTCGAGGACGAAAAGCGGGAAGAGGACATGGAGAATGCTAGGCGCCGCCGGCGTCGGGACCGACGGATCTACAACGTGACCAAGCCGATCCCGGATCATGTTTTTGTTCTCCAGGCCCCGCTGGAGTGGCGGTCTTACGAGAAGATCCGGGATGGGAAGCACCTGGAGCGCCAGGCCAAGATAAAGAAGTTCGAGCGGGATAACACTGGCTTGCTGAATGAGGACCATGTGTTCATCCGCAAGTCCGAGAATGACCCGGAGGACCGATGAAGCAACTCACCTTTGTCATTCCCATGGAAGCTCCAGAAATTGAGCACCCCCAGGGATCGATGATCCAGGCTACCCCGGGCAGCGTGGACGCGGCCAAGATCGCCAAGATGGAACTTCCCCGGGGGGTGCCCCGGAGCCGGTTGACCGTGTGGCTGGTGGACGGAAAGCTGATTCGGGATTCTCTGGACACCGACTTCATCGGCGGAGGGCATTTCTTTCGGTACCAGTGGATCCCCGAAGGAGAGATTTGGCTGGAGAATGACACCCCCACCAACGACGTGAAGTTTTTCCTGCTCCACGAATTGTGTGAACGGGCCTTGATGGTGGACGGTATGGAGTACGACGAAGCCCATTCCCACGCGGCTGAGAAGGAAGCCCTTTGCCGGAAGAGTCCAGAAACTCTGGATGAGTCCATTTCCCGGGCCATCGTGAAAAATATCAAGGCGGAGCGGAAATAAGCATGCGCTGCCCGCACTGCAAGAACAAGCTGATCCAGCGCCAGGGGGACACTATTCGGATTCGAGCCCGAACGGTTGAAGGCCCTTTGCTCATAAAATCCGATGGGTTTCATGGCCAGTGCTTCTGGTGCAAGGCAGATGTCGTGATTCCCATGTCTCTCGGGGTGGACGTGCCGGCCGAGCGGTTTTTTCTGGGAACCCCTCCGAGTCCAGAAAAGGACTTGACGCCAATTCCAGAATCAAGTACGTTCCAGAAAGACAGCAAGTAGAGCCCGTTTGGACTGAGTGCCAGTCCGGTTGGGGCAGCGTGGAAGGGAAACTTCCGGCTGCCTCTTTTGTTTTTCTGGAGTACAGATGGCCCCACGGATTCCGTTCAACTTCCAATTCGGCGTTGACGTGTTCCACAAGGCCGGAGCCCCCGATGGCAAGCGGAAGCGCATCGGGGGGATCGTGTCCACGGAGACCCCCGACAAGCAGGGCGAGATTGTGCTCCAGTCCGGACTGGACTTCGGGGAGTTCATGTCTGGCGGCTGGTTCAACGACAACCACTCCAAAGAGACCACGGACATCGTGGGATACCCTGAGCAAGTCCAGAAATTCCAGCGGGGGGAGACCCTTCCCAGCGGTAAGAAGGCGGCCTGGAATGGCACTTGGGTCGAGGGGTACTTGCTGGACACCGAGAAGGGCCGGCGGATGTGGGAGCTGGGGGTGGCACTCCAGAAAACGAATCGGCGGCTTGGGTTTTCGGTCGAGGGCAAGGTGGAGCGTCGGGCGGGGCCGCGCACCGTGTTCCTGAAGGATCCCCAGACCGGGCAGGGCCAGTGGGTTGGCCGCGAGATCGTGCGGGCGGCCGTCCGAAACGTGGCCGTGACCAATGCCCCGGTCCAGGCGGATTCCAAGCTGGAGATTCTGGCGAAAAGCATGATGGCCATGGAACGGCAAGGGCAAGAGGAAGATGAACGCCTGGACAAGACCCTTGCAATGGGGACGGCAACCCCTGGGCAGAAGCCGGTTGGCCCCCAGACGGGCCGTGGTGCCGGGAAGGTGCTCACCAGGCAGCACCTGGAGGAGGAAGAGCGCGATCTACTGAAGCCAACCGTGAAAAAGTCCCTGACCGATGCCGAGGCGATTCGGTATGTCCAAGCCCGGGTTTCTGGAATTAGCTGGGAGGACGCGGGACGGATTGTTCGCCTCACCCGGATTTTGAAACAGCAAAACCGCTTGTAAAAAGGAGAAGGAAAATGAGCCGAAGAATGCAGAAGGCGGATCCCCCCGCCCTGGCGGATGAGAACGAGGGATCCAACGTGAAGCCGGGCAAGGCGCCCATCGACAACGAAGAGGCCACCGAGGGCATCAGCGAAGAGACCGGTGAGCCCCCCGACTCCGAGAAATCGGAGGACCCTGCCAGTGACTCCGATCACATCTCCCACCCCCGTCCCGAGGAAGGGGAGGGCGAGCAGCGCGGTGGCCCCGGCATGGGCAAGTCCGACGACAACGACGAGGACGATTGGGGTGGCGACGAGGAAGAAGAGGACGATGCCGAGAAGGCCGAGAACACCGAAGAGGAAGAGGGCGCCTTGACCTCCGAGGCCAAGAAGGAGCGCAACGACGAGAGCATCAAGAGCCTGACCGCCGGCGACCTCAGCAAGAGCCTGGCCCGCCTCAAGCGGTACGCGGATCGCGGCGGGAGCCAGAGCCGGAAGGATGGCCTGCTCCAGAAGGCCCAGAAGGGCCACGACCTCAGCAAGTCCGAGAGGGCCGAGCTGTTCGACCTGTTGGGCAGCAAACCCCAGGGCAAGCCTCCCTTGGCCAAGTCGGTCACCCGGGGCCTTCGGAACAACGACGGCCTTCAGAAGGCCCTCGACGTGTCAGAGTACCTGGCCGAGCAGCACAACGAGCTGACCAAGAGCCTGGGGGTCCTGTCCACCCACATCGAGCGGTCGGACGGTCGGCAGCACGAGTTCAACCTGGTGCTGGCCAAGGCCCTGGCCGATGTGGGCAACCTCGTGACGGCCATGGCCGAGCAGATGGACGCCTTTGGCAGCCAGGCGGTTCGCGCCCCCAAGAGCAGGGGCTTGTCGGGGTCGGCGGCGCTCCAGAAGAGCATGGCCGGCAACGAGTCCCAGGGCGATGTCCTGTCCAAGTCCCAGGTGATGGACACCCTGGAGAGCATCCTGGTAGACAACATCCAGAAGGGCGGCACGGGCATCCTGAACGGCGAGGACATCAGCACGGCGATCACCAAGTACGAGAGCTTCAACCAGATCAGCCCGGTCATGCACCAGGCGGTGATGCAGCACGTGAAGGGCAAGGCGGCTTAGGGACGAAGGAGCCAGGCAAGAGGCGCTTGCGAACGGGCACAACAAACAAAAGCCCTGACGGGCTGCAAGGAGATTGAAAATGAACGGTAACATGGTGTCTTGGCAGGACTACGAAGGGATCGACGGATTCGGATCCGCGACCCAGAGTGACGTGGACGACTTGAACAAGGCCCTGAAGGCCGGTCAGTCCATCAACCCCCCGGGCGGGACGGCGGTCGCCGGCGACGGCTTCGCGTTGCGCGTCGAGTCGCTGGAGAGAACCCTGAAGAACCTGACCTTCCGGATGGAGCACATCAAGCTGTGGAAGGCCATCAGCAAGTTGGCCGCCTACAACACCGTGGAAGAACACAACATTCTGTCCTCGTATGGTCAGAATGCGGACGCGGGCTGGATCGATGAGGGCGACTTGCCGAGCGAGGATGACTCGACCTACGAGCGGAAGTTCGCCGTGGTCAAGTACATCGGCACCGTCCGTCGGGTGACTCACGTGATGAGCCTGGTTCGCCCGGCCCACCAGAACGTGATCGCGCAGGAAACTGTCAATGGAACCATGCACTTACTCCGTGTCCTGGAGAAGTCCCTGTTCAAGGCGCGGAGCGACCTGTCCGCCCTCCAGTTCGACGGGATCGAGAAGCTGTTGCTGGACAGCGCCCCGGCCGTCAACATCATCGACATGCGCGGCCGTCCCCTCAGCGAGGACGTGCTGACCGACGGCGCCCTGGTCATCTCGGACGCCCCGAACTACGGCCAGGCGACCGACCTGTTCGTGAACCCCCGCGTCAAGGCCGACCTGGTGAAGGCGTTCTTCCCCAAGGAGCGGTACGACCTGTTCAACAAGAAAACCGACGGGCTCGTGGGCCTGGACATCGCGGGCTTCACCTCGCCGGCGGGCGACGTGCGCTTCCAGAGCGACGTGTTCATCGACGACGGCGGCGGCGTGCCGGCGGCGGCGGTGGGCGATGTCACCAAGATCCCCGCCACCCCGAACCAGAGCACCCCGGCCACCTCCCCCGGGCCGGAAGCCCTGAGCTTGTTCGGTGCCGACGATGCCGGTGACTACTACTACCGGGTGGTCGCCTGCAATCGGTTCGGCAAGTCCGCCCCCAAGAGCATCGAAGTGGGCGTTGTCAACGTGTCGGCGCTCGACAAGGTGATTTTCGGCATGACCCCGGCCACCGCCGTGACGGTGAGCTGGTACGAGGTCTACCGGACCAAGAAGAACGCCGCCGCCGCGACCGCCCGGCTCATCCTCCGCGTGCCGAACGCGGGCGGGGCTGGGGAGCAGCTCATCAACGACTACAACAACTGGTTGCCCGGTTGCACCACCGCGTACCTGCTCCAGCAGAACGCGGAGGCGGTGAGCTTCAAGCAGCTCGCCCCGATGGTCAAGATCCCGTTGGCCACCGTGGACTCCAGCATTCGCTGGATGCAGTTGATCTACGGCGTCCCGGTCATCTACGCCTACGGGCGTCACGTCCTCTACACGAACGTGGGCCGGGCCGAAGGAAGCGTGGGCGTCTAGCGGTTGACGCATGCGCCGCATTGTGATCTAGTATTCTGGAAGGGTGGCAGGCCCCTCTCGGCCTGCCACCCCTTCCCTTTACCGAGTCGAGAGGAGAGCGAGGACTGTCATGCCTGTGGACGTTCAGAACATGCTGGCTCACATGAAAAACGAGTCGGTCAGCATCGACGGGCGGGTTTACAAGCTGGATGGCGAAGGCATCATTCGGAAAATGCCCGAGACGGATGCCAAGCAACTGGTGGAGCGGAACAGTAGCCCTTGGCGCTACCTCACCGAGCGGAAGCCGGTGACTGCTTCGCTCTCCGATGCCCCAGTCCTACCCCCGCCCCCTCCCCCCAGTGTCACCCCGCCCCCTCCCCCGTTCTCCGAAGAACCGGCTGTGAAGGCCAAGGTCGAGGCTGGGGTCGAGCGGATTCCGGAGTCTGGCGAGGATTGGCCGGACCCCGTTGCGACCATGAGCCTGGGCTACCTGAGCAAGATGGCCGAGGCATACGGAGTGAAGTTTGACAAGAAAACGTCGAAGGTCATCTTGATCAAGAAGATCCTGGTGGCCATGTACGACTGAAAAGGAGCAAGCGATGCAAGCTAAATCCAATTTCCCGAAGGATGCCCACCGACACATGCCGTTTTTAGCGGACCAGGGCATCCCGAACATGGCGGGCGCCTTCAAGCAGGGCGTGTCCATCCAGCATCTTTGCACCACCATGCCCAATGGTGGGGTCATCGTGTTCTCGGCCAATGGGCTGGGCGACATGGAGAACGGCAACTACGCCATCATCATCCAGAACCACAGCGACGCGGCGGACGAAGCCACCGTGGCCAGGGTCGCCCGGTTGACCACCCAGTTCACCATCGTGGGTCCGGACAATGGCGATGAGCTGGACATCGTGGTGATTGGTCAGCTCAAGGGCCAGCTCAAGACGGCTCTGTCCGCGTAGGACTTTGGAGTTCGAAAACCCATTGAGTCGGTAGGTGCTTTGCACCCACCGCACGAAGGATTCCGCCATGGAAAATACCGTTAGCGACGTGGAAAAAGCCAGATTGCCTGGCGCGACAGAGAACGAATTGATCATGTTGTTGGGGACCGCTGCTTTCCCGATGGTCCTGGGCCAGCCCGTGATCGCAGACGTGGATCGCATCGTGACCACGGTGGACTGGACCGTTGTGGCTCTGACCATCGCGGCCCAGCCGGACTGCCCGCGCAACATCACCGCCACCCTGACCGACGCCGACAATTCGGTCACCGGTTTGCTCACCATCACCGGCGAAGATGCCCAAGGGCGTACCGTGGTCGAGACCATGGCGCCGAATGGCGCCGGTGGGGGCAAGACCTTGGTGGGGACCAAAATCTTCGCCAAGGTGGTCAGCGCAGTCATCACCCTCGCCACCGGGGCCACGACCGACGACGAAGTGGTCATCGGTGTGGGCGACGTGATCGGGATCCCCATCGACCTGAGCTGGACGGTTTCGGTGACTCACACGTACCTGGGTGGTACCCGGATCGCGTCCCCGACGTTGACCGCCGGGGTCTCCACCTCGGGCGTGAACGTGTCGGCAAGCACCTACAACGGAACGAAGGTGCTGCTCGTGTTCGTGAAGCCGACGAAGCGGGCGTAGCACCCAGAGGGAGGACTTCATGTCCGTTATGACCGTTCGCGGAGGTGTGCCGAGCGTCTTTCGCGACACCATCTCCATCACCGGGCGCGATCACAGCTTTCCCATGGCCATGTTTCTCATCATCCGGGTCATAACCAACCCCTGCAAGCTGTACTTCAAGCAAGCTGATTTCGACGCGGATCAGAACTACGTTCTGGTACCGGTGGCAGCCGCTACCACTCCCAACGGAGAGTGGGCCGGCCCGGTCGAGGTGGACAAGGTGTGGCTGAAGGGGTCCGGCGGAAATTCTGCGGTTGAGCTTGTGACCTTCCAGCGCCGGGGATAACCTGGAGGTTGGGAGGTGACCGGTGGCACGCCAGCGCATTCGCCTGCGAGAGGTTCGGCGCAGCGACCAGTTTGAAGATCAACTCAATCCCGCTCAAATTCGGCAAGCTGAATTTCTTTCGGATGATGAACAAGATTTTTTGAAGTACCTGTTATCCCAGGTCCGCCAGATCCTGGGGACAGCCAAGTGGTATGACGCTGTACCCCCCACTTTGAGGGGCGTTGGTATTCTCCAGTGTGTTTGCACGGCTGTTGAGACCGTGGGGAGCTTGGTCTATATTTCTGGAAATATGACCGGCGGCCTCTATACAGTTCGAAAGACTGATCCCACGGACATAGCAAAAATGCCGGTCATGGGCCTGGTGGTGGCCAAAACTGACCTTTTGCATGCGAATGTTCAATACCATGGTCCTATTTCTGGAATCTGGTCTTTTGATCTGGTGCCAGGGAAACCTTACTTTGTCGGAACCGATGGGGAGGTGTCCTTGCATCCCCCCACCGGAAACGTGTATGTTCAAAAGGTAGGAGTTGCGATTGACCGGTCGGCAATGTTGGTGACCCCAGACCCGACCTTTATCCAACGGGTTACCTAACGAGGAGAGCGAACCATGGCGATGAAAAAGAAGAAGATTCTAGCAACACCAGAAATACCTACCCCTCCGTTGGGGTTCCCTCCACCCCACCCAGAGGGGTTGCCAACCGCGTTGCCAGTGCCGGCGGTAGATGCAAACCCACCCGAAGGGGTGCCCCATGCTTCTGGTGGCATCTCGGATCCGCTGATGGCTCTTCGCCTGGCCTTCCTGCAAGAGAAGGTTACGCGGCTCCAGGCTCAGCTTTCCGGCTATCAGCTTTTGTTTGAGCAGCGCCGCAAGGAGCTGGAGGAAATTCGTTTTGCCACATTGACCAAGGCTCAGCGGGATCTGAGCACGGTGGGCGCAGAGTACAAAGCAACGGTAGACGAAATCGAAAAGAAGCATGGAATCGTGATGGATCATTACACGTTCGACCCCGACACGGGGATGCTGAACTTGATTGCGGATTCGAAACCCGCTTCGGCGGATACCGGAGAGGAAACAACGCCCAAGGAAGCGGTCCACTAGACGGACCAAAGGAGTGAGCCATGGCTGGTGAGTACAAAGTTCTCAGGATTACCACGGACGGCTACCCGGCGGAAGTGAGCCCGTCGGGCGGCACCGCCATCGAAACCCCGGGCATTCTGCTCGGGGGCGATATCGACGCGGGGAGCGCGCATGTTGTCAAGAACCTCGCAGCGGCCGATGCCGACGGCGAGGCTCTGAGCTTCGGCCAGAGCGGCGGCAACCTGTCAGGTTTGAGCATCGACACCAGCCCGCTGAACATGAACGGGCAGGCGATCAACGACGTGGGCGCTCCGTCCGGGGCTGGTGACGCGACGAACAAGGCGTACGTGGACGCGATTGTGGTCGCAGGCGGGCCGGTCAAGGAGCCGCTGTTCGACGTGACCCAGATGAGCGACACCGAAGGCGTCCTGGCTGGCGAGGCGATCCATTTCGTTGCCCAGCCTGCGCTCAGCGATCATGTGAAGATCACCGACGGCACGAACAGTGAGGACTACGTGTTCGTGGCCAACGTCGGGGCCGAGGCGGGGCCACTCGATGTGTCCCGCGAGTCCAGCGCCGCGACCGCGCTGAACCGGTTGTGCATCCGCATCAACGCGGGCAGCGCGTACTGGAAGGGTGCGTACCTGACCAGCCACGCGGACATCAACGCTTCTGTGGCGCTGATCTATGATAAGACCACCGACGCCAGCCCGAGCACGAGCCGTATCTTTGCGCCCACGGCGGGCAACGCCAACTTGAAGGTGGTCGAGTTCACCTCGGGGACCACCACCCTGGTGTTCCGCCCGTACACCTACAAGACGGCGGCTACCTCCTCGGCCACCGATCCTGGTTACAGGCGATTCGGCTTGAACCGCGACACGGCCAGCCTCACCGATGGTGAAATGCACCTGGATCTTTCCACGGACAATCTGTACTCCTGGAACGGCGACGCGAGTACCTGGTTCCAGATGTCCGGTCCGGGTAGCATCCCACTGGCCACCGCCGCTTCCGGTGGTGGTGTCGTCGGCCGGGTCGGGTTCGACAAGGACTTCGGCCTCGACGTGACCGTGGGCGGGCAGGCCAAGGTCGCCATCACGGCGAGCATGGGCTTGGTGTTCCATCCGGGGGCCGACGCCGACAAGGGCAAGCTGGAGATCCTGCTCGCCGGGACGCGCCGGTTGATCCAGGGAGTCGCGGGTCTGGACGTGGAGGGGTTGCCCCTCCAGTTCTGGGTCAATGGCGTTCAGGTCAGTGCAAACGTCACAGCGGCTAATTTGACTGAGTTGACTGGCGCAGGTCCGACCGCCCTGCACAGCCACGCGGGTTCCACGTCGGCGCAGAACGTGTCGAACAGCTTCACGACCACGGGTGCCTGCAACAAGGGCGACCCAATGTACTGGTCGGGCACCAACGACAAGATCAGCGTGTGCAACGCCGCGACCGACGGCCAGCAGTGGGCCATCGGCGTGGCGATGGCGACTCTTGGTGCCGCAGGCGCGGTGACCGTGGTGTCCAATGGCCATGTCGCAGCGGCGGTTTTGCCGGGTGCTGTCACGGCTGGGATGCGTATCTTCTTGGCCACGCCCAACGGCTTGACCAAGACTGCCCCCGTGGGCAGCGGGAACCACGTCGTGCAGATGGGGTTTGCCGAGAACACTGCGGATCTGTTCGTTCAGATCCAGTACATGGGCAAGAAGGCGTAGTAGTTCGACGCCTTTCGGTACAGATGGAATGAACCGGGCGTGGCGGAGTAATTCTCCGCCACGCCCTTAGCCCTTGGAGCGCGGCGTGTCCCTGGACAAGATTCACCCCCTGAAAATAGAGTCCATCGCTTCCGGCGGTGATTCGGAGGATGACTACCCTACCAGTGCCGATTCCAACAAGGACTACATCGACGTTCGCGGCGTGGTCATCCAGAACGACTTGTCTAGCGACGACACTGTTGTCGTTGGGCGCGACTCCTCGAACAACCTGACCCTCCAGGATGCGATCACGGGGGCCAAGACCCTGGCCCAACTTGCGGCTGGCACGGGCATGACTCCTGAAACCCATCGGGTGCTGGACCAGCTTGTTCATGAGCTGGCTGAGAACTTCTTCGAGGAGTACACCTACTCCTCGGGGAACGTCACCAACGCCACGACCTGGGAGACTTCGGGCAAGCTGAAGAAGATCCGCGAGGAGCAGTACACCTACTCCAGCGGCAAGGTGTCCCAAGCCGTCACCATCCAGTACGATGGAAGCGGGAACGAGGTGGAACGCTTGACTGAAACCTACACGTACTCTGGGAGCAAGATAGCCAGCGTGACGGCGGTGAGGGCCGCGCCATGAGCATAGTCCAAGTCATCATCGACGACAGCGCGAACAAGGTCATCACGGGCGTGTGGGTGTTCGATGGTGCGGGCAAGCTGGCCATACCCCACGGTACGAGCTTTCCAACTTCGCCAGAAGCCAACGAGGTTTTTTGGCGCGATGATGAATCTACGCTGTATAAGCGGAACGCCGACAACGATGCCTGGATGGCGGTGACGGGTTCAGGAATTACCGAGGCGCAGCATAAGGCGCTGCGGCACCTGATTCATTTCATAGATAACGGCCCTGCTGAGAGCTTTGCTTCTGGCGCGTACCGCGAGATGACCGGGACGGTGTTTCCTACGGCGGTCATCTGGTACGACAAGGCTGGGGTTGGGAAGAAGAAGATCGTTGAGAAGCTAATTACCTGGACCGGGGTGAACCCGACAACTATCACTTGGAAAATATACGATGCCAGCGAGACCTTGTTGGCGACGGTCACAGACACGATTTCGTTTACCGGCGTGTTCGAGACTTCTCGGACCCGCACCATTGCGTGAGAGGTAGACCATGGGCGACTCCCCTGCTGCGATTTTACACAACACCAGTGGCACTGAGATTGCCACGGCGGCGAATCCAGCGCGGGTGGACCCGACTGGGACTACCACGCAACCTGTTTCTAATGCGGCTCTGACAAGCATCGACGGCAAGCTGGGCTCGCTTGGGCAGAAGGCTATGGCCGGATCTGCCCCGGTGGTCCTCGCTTCGGACCAGAGTGCGATTCCAGTAACGGGCTCGTTCGCGGCCAGCGTGATTCCCAACCCAGACGACACCACCGGGAACATTTCTGCTCTGAACGGAACAGTTTCGGCAGCGGTCGAGGGGTGGCAATCGTGTGGGATCGTGCTGACCGGGACGTGGGTGGCGACCGTTGTGCCCGAAGTTTCGTACGACGGTGGCACTACCTGGATTTCGGTTGGGTTTGTTGTACCCGCGTCGGTGGCGAATGCACTTCCGGTTATCACCGGGTACGTTTCCGCGAATGGCTCGTACCAGATCATGGGTATGGGGCCGATGACCCATGTTCGGGTCCGGGCGCTGGCGTACACTTCGGGCACCGTGGCCGTTCGGCTGGTCTTTAGCGCCACCGCACCGGCGATGGGCTACTCGCTGACCCAGATGCTCCAGAACGTCATGGCCAGCGTGCTAAACAGTTCGACGGCGAACCTTGCGGCTTGGGCGTCTTTCACAGGCAATGCCGAGAGCACTTTGGGGATAGCTGGGATCCAGATCAATATCAAAGCCAGCCAACCCGTAAACGTGCAGGTTCAGCAAAGTCAGGAAGGCACCAATTGGGACACAGTTGATGAACAGACTTTTCCGACTGGGGAAGGCGACGCCCGCACTTTCCAGGCCGTGGGCAGTTACTTTCGGGCGGTCGTGACAAATATCGGCAACGCCACCACGACCTACTTCCGGCTCCAGACGGCGCTGTGCCCGGTGGTCGAAGCTGTTCCCCGTGCGCTGACCCCCGCAGGCCGGTTGCGCTTGGCGTCGATGACCTCAAGTTGGTCCCCCGACCCAAATGACTTCCAGGACCGTTCACAGCATCGCGCCCTGCTCATGGACAGGGACCGGAACCTTCGGACTCGTGGTGGGGTGTTTACCGATGCCGCGTCTTTCCGGGATGACTTCACGGTCGGGGAGAATTATTCGGATTTGACCGGGACGGTCTACTTCACCAATGGCAGCAAGATTGTAACGGGCGTGGGCACGGCGTTCGGCGCGGAATTGAACAAGTGGCAGTACCTGAAACTCTCATCCCACGCGGACTCCGTGTACAACCATGTCATTGATATTGTCAACGACACCCAATTGGAATTGGAGGAACCTTACGCGGGGGCCACGGGGAGTGGTACTGGGCGGGCGTCGTTCTGGAGGTACGCTATTGGCACGGGCGGGTCGATTACCCAGACCAACTCCGAGATTGCGCTGGCGAGCGGGACCACCAGCGGAACCCTCGTCCAGGCCAAACGCACGGGGGATTACCTACCCTATGTTGGCGGGGCCAGGATCAAAGTTTCACAGCGGATTGCGAACCAGGAAATGCACGTTGGTCTTGCTGACGGAGACATCGGGAGCGTCAACACGCAAGCTCTGATTGTGTTTACGGGGACCGACAACACCAAAGCGAAGCTCCGGACATCGTTCTCGGCGTCAGACGTCGAGGAGACAGAATTCACTCTTCCCAATGCGATTGTTTCCTCGACTTACGCCTACTACCAGATCGAGATCGGCGCGGGAAAAGTCACCCTTTGGGTCAACGACGTAAAAATGGCGGAGCACCGGCTTCACATTCCTGGACCGTACACGCCGATGGACTGTCACGTTTGCATCAAGAACACGGCGGTCCCAGCCTCGACCACCACGTTGACCCTGGACACGTTCTACCTGACCAACTTCGACCAGGTGCAGGTGAGCGGTGCTCTCAAGGGCGATCCGCTTCCCACAAAAGAGATGCGGGCGTCGAAGGCCACCTGCGCGAACGTCGCGGCGGCGGTGGCAGACACTCTGGTGCTGGCGGCGAACGCCGACCGGCTTGGGGCCAGCGTAATGAACGACAGCAACGCGGTCCTGTACCTGAAGATGGGGACCGGCGCGAGCACGACGTCCTACTCGGTGCGAATGGTCCCCAACGCCTACTACGAAACGCCGTTTGGGTACACCGGGCAGTTGAACGGCTACTGGGCCAACGCCAACGGGGCCGCCCGTGTGACCGAGGTACAATAATGCCGCTGTATCCGCCAGGCAGCGATTCGGGTGGCCCGGTCTTCGGCAGCGACTTCACGCACCAGGCCGACGAATCCGAAACCAGCACGACCAGCGCGTCCTATCAAGACAAGGTCACGCTGACTACCCCGGCTTGGACGGGGACCTACCGACTTGGGATGAACGGGATCCTACGGATGGGTGCGTCAAATAAGTTGGGCTGGATTCGGGTGTACAACGTGACGGACGCGGTGGTGGAATGGGAAGCCAACATTCGACCCCCGCTGAATACCGTGCAGAGTGCTTTTTCAGGATTCCACTACGTCACACTGGCGGGTGTGGCCAAGGTCTACAAGATGCAGTACCGGTCTGACTCAGCCGGGGACACGACATACCTGAAGGACGCGCACCTGGAACTTTGGAGGGTGATCTGATGCCAGCGCAGAAGTACACGTACTCGATAAGCATGGCTTTCCCAAACGCCAAAGTTGCGCCGGATCGCCTGACCCAGGAAGTGCGGGGGAGCAGCATCGTCACGGCGCTCGACTACATCAACACGGCTGGCGACGACTGCGACATCTGGTTCAAGGCGGCGCTTGCGTCCGGGGAGGAAGCTACCCTTGATGCCCTTGTGGCGGCGCACAGCGGTGAGCCCCTGGCCGATCTGGTAGAGCCACGCGCGGCCGACGGCAAGCTCTACGTGAGCCCGGACATGTGGCCATTAGGTATCTTGACCAATTTCACAGGCGCAGCCGACGATGTGGCCAACGGGGTGGAGGGAACGGACTTCCTGGGGATCGAATCTACAGTCCAGGAGGACAAGACCAAGACGCTACAGTTCATCGTGCCGAGCTACCTGGCTGGCGGGCACATCCAGTACAAGGGTGCGGTGCTTGGGGATCACATTTCGTTCCAGACTGTTGTTCCTGGGACAGTCGGCACGGACGTTGGCGCTGGTCAGGGGAGCTACGCTAAGTCTCCCATCGGCGGCGGGCTCAACGTGTTCGTGCCTTATCCGGGCGGCGGTTGGGATCTGAATCTGACTGAGAAGGAAAACGCCAACGTCGCGTTCACTAAAGTTCGCCCGGTGCCGTCGCCTGGGAGCGAGGGTTTCTTCGACTGGAACCCCACGACCGGAGCTGTGACCGTGAATGCCGCGCAGACAGGCGGATTCAACCTCATCGACGGCGACCTGCTGATCAATGAACTGGTCTGCAAGGTCGGGATCATCGGGGACGATCACTTTCCGCTGACCGTTCCTGCCGTGCGGCCAGTCCGTTTGCTGCCACACTGGCGGTTCGTGATGACGTTGCATAACAGCACGGCCAAGACATTGCAAGTGGCGGCGATGCTTTACCGAGGAAAAGGGAACATCTTATGAAAGCCAAGCTCGCTTCGGTGACCCCTACCAAGATCCCTGCCCCTGTGCAGATCGAGGCCAGCCATGACGTGCGCTTGGTGTTTACCGCGAGCAAGACGTGGTTCGGCCGGTTGATCCGTTGGCTCACCGGGGGAAAGGTCTCGCACGTGTTCCTGGAGTACGACTCAACCCTCTGGGGCGGCCGGTGGGTGGCCGAGGCCACGGTGGGCGGGGTTCGGAAGGTGCCTGCCTACAAAGCACGGCACAACATCGTCTACGAGTACCAGGTGAAACAAGACCCGCGTGTGGCGTGCGAGTCCATCGCCAAGTTTTTCGGCAATGCTTACGACTACGCGGGCTTGTTCATCTTTGGGTGGTTTATCATCGCTTGGAAGTGGCTCAAGTTGAAGGCGCGGCGACCGCATCGAAGCACCAAGTCTCAGGTGTGCGCTGAACTAATAGCACGATGGATGATCTCCTATGGGGTTCCAGGAACAGAGGGTTGGGACCCAGATCGCATTTCCCCTCAGAGCATCGCGGATAAGTGCTTTGCCAACCAGCCCAAGCGATTCGAGCGCATCGAAAAGGGGGCATGATGCACTGGCAGGGATTCAGATGGGAGAACGATACCTGGTGGTGGGAGCGCGTGCGCCTCGATGAGGTGGGTTTCCCTGCTTCGTGGAACTTCGTGGTTCCTGACAAGCTCATGCACTTTTTGTCGGTGTTTTTATTGGCGTGGTTGCTCTCGCGCTGGCTTCCCCGCACCTGGGCGGTTCTGATCGCTTGGGCCTTCATGATGGGACCATGGGAACTTTTGTGGGATGGATGTTTCCGCTACGGTGCAAGTTGGAAGGATATGGTGGCGAATACCCTGGGGGCTGTGGTTTGCTGGTGGTGGTTGAGCAACCCCACCATCGGGCAAGAATAGAGGTGGGCAGTGGAAGGGTTGAAAGCCATCGTGGAAGTGCTGGCAGCGGGGGGTCCAACGGCCATGGCGGCGGTGTTTGCCCTGGCTTGGTTTTTGGAACGGCGGGAGAATCGGCGGATGCAGAAGGAGGTTCTGGACTTGGCGGTGGCTCAGGTCCAGGCCAACGTCAAGATGGAAACCACCATGTCTGGCCTGAAAGAAATAGCGGTCCAAGCCTTCAACCGGCTGAGGTGACCCATGGTAAAAAAGGATCCGTCGAGAGACCCCACCAGCCTGGGGAGTTTACTTATGGAGAAGGGGGCGGTGAACAGCAAGCAGTTGGACGCTGCTTTGCATTTCCAACAAAACAACACGGATCTTTTGTTGGGGGAGGCTCTGGTCCACATGGGGATCATCAGCCGGGAGGTTCTGGAAGCCACCTTGATCCAGCAAGAGCTGGCCCGGAACGGAGCATCCAGGCAGAGCAATGGCCAAGTTCGCAAGGTGGTCCGGATGGCTGCTCAGCATACCCTCGCCACAGCAGGGGCTGGGGACACCTTGGTCCAGGTCCTGCAAAGTCTTGCTGCTAAGATGGGATCAAAGTGACCGTGGTGGTGAACAAGGATCCCACGAAGGAAGTTTTGACCCCGGATCCTGACGGAACCCGGGTTGAGTTCTACACTTCCAGAAATTACAAGCCGAGGTCTCTTTCAGTCTGGCTCAACGGCATGCGCCTTGACCCCTTTCTGGAAACAGGATACCTGGAGGGAAGTGGAAACCTCGTGACCATGAAGGAGCCCCCTGGGATTGGAGATAGCCTCCAGGCCCAGTACGATCCTCTATGATCCTCTTGAAGGAAACAGCCGGCGACACCTTGACGGGTGACATTGACGGATCGAATGTGGTGTTCACCACGAGTTTCGATTTCCAGTTTGAGAGCGTGAACGTCTACCTGAACGGTCGGCTGAAGGTGCGGGATTGGGACGATGGTTTTTGGGTGACCGGAGTCCGGATCGTGACCATGAAGGAGCCCCCGCTACTGGGGGACACCCTGGAGGTGGAGTACCGATCCGACACACGCACAGGCGGAGGCGCTCTCGGGGGTGTGCCAGGCCCCGCGCAGGTTGAAGTGCTCCGCCCCGACGCGGAACCGGAGGGGGAGAGGACTCCAGAAACCTTGGCCGTCGAGTTGGCACCGGCAAGCACTTCCCGAGAGGACAAACCTGGGGTATCCTCCAGGGGCGAGTTGAAGCCAATGATCGTCCGGGATGACGGATAGGAGACCGGCATGGCGCTGATCAAATTGTCCATCGTGGTAGCTTCCCTGGATGAAGTCCGGGAAAATTTTGACCGGATAAAAATTTACCGGAGCACCACGGGCGTCACTGGAGCTTACGTCGAGATCACGGATCCCACTTCCCGCCTGGTTCTGGAGTCAGGCAAGGTGGTGTACGACTACACCGACTTGAGCGGCCACGAGGACTACTACTACCGGTCCAGCTACTACAACAGCATCACGTCTCTGGAGTCCAGCCAGTCCGATCCCCAGCAGGGGGAGGGCGACAGTGCCCTGGATGTCCTTTCGGTCGAGGAGCTGAAAACCAACTACCTCTTCGGCCTGGACATGACCGATGAAGCCGGCAACGCTTTCCCCAGTACCATGTTCGAGCACTACATCAAGACAGCCGTGAGCTGGGTGGAGCAGCGCCTGGACCTGCCCTTGCGCCCCAAGCGCATCGACGTAGAGAAGCACGATTTCATAAGAGAGGATTATGACAAGTATATCTGGCTGGAAACGGATCTGTTCCCAGTCATCGACGTGGAAGAGATCAAGCTGGTTCTGCCCGGCAATCAGGTAGTCCAGAACTTCACCCGGGAATGGATCCACGTGACCAAGGAGTCGGGGCAGATTCAGATCGTCCCCGGAACAGGCTCAGCCGGGACCATCCTCTTGGGCGCGAGCGGAGCCTGGATCCCATTCATCTACGGGATCAACAGGCTGATCCCCGACGCCTTTTGGATCAAGTACACCGCCGGGTTCGAGAGCGGAAAGATTCCTTACCTCTTGAAAGACATGGTGGGGAAGGTGGCCAGTTACGGCCCGCTGTTCCTGGCCGGCGAGCTGCTTCTGGGAGCTGGCATCGTGTCGAGCAGCGTGGGCATCGACGGGCTTTCCCAGTCGGTTGGGACCATGGCCAGCCCCAGCGGAGGCGCCTACAGTTCCCGAATCAAGGCGTACCAGGAAGAGGTCAAGGAAGCCATCCCCGAGCTGATTCGCTACTACAAGGGCTTGCGGTTGAGGGTTCTGTAACATGGGCCTCGTACCCCTCATCCCAACGATTCGCCCCGCGTCCGGCATCGCCGGAAATACGGACACCAAGTACGAGAAGCGCCGGCCGGACATGAACGCCAAGCTGTTCGATGCCGTTATCGAGCAAAAGGGCTACAGATTGGCCTGGACCCGGGCAACCGAATGCCCGTGCGCGAGTGTCAACGACCAGACCAGGCAACCGGACCCCAACTGCGTTCTCTGCAAGGGGACAGGGTGGTTTTACTTTGCCCCCAGTGAGCCTGTGGTGTCCTCCAAGGTTGGGCCGCTCAATCCCCTCCAGCAGAGCATCGTGGCCAACAAGTGCGGTGTGATCCGGGGGATTATCACCGGAATCCGCAGCAATCGTGAACCCTTCGGAGAAATCGGCAACTGGCAATGGGGTGACGTGACCATCACCGTCCGGCCACAAAACAGGTTGGGGCATTACGACAAGCTGATCCACCTGGACAGCGAGATCGTCTACGTGGAAGCGTTTGACGCCGATGCCCCGACGCTCCCGATCAAGACCCGGTACCCCGTGAATCAGGTCAACCTGTTGAGATCCTTGGCAAAAGAATATGTTCCAGGGGTAGATTTCACCCTGGTCGCTGGGGTTCTCACCTGGCTACCCGGGAAGGGGCCGGTCAAGGGCTCCCGGCTCAGCCTCCACTACCTGACCCATCCGACCTGGCTGGTCATTGACCACCCCCACGCCATCCGGATGTCCATGCGGAAGGTGAAGGTCAAGGACCCCTTGACCCCCCAGGGAGACCCTCAGCAGCTCCCCATCCAGGCCCACGGCAGACTGGACTTCCTGCCATGATCGAAGTCAAGGGCCTGGAAATCAGTTTGCCGGCTACCTTGGTGGCCAACCTGAGCGAGCAGGCCCTGATGGATGCCTTGAAAGACGTGGCTGAGGCCGCCAGAGCCGAGTGGATACGCTTGGCAGGTTCCACCCTCCACACTACCAGGCAAACCTATATTGACGGCATCCAGCCCGTAGCTATGGCCCCAGGAGTGGCAACCGTTTCACTCGTCGGGATGTTACCCAACATCATCGAGCAGGGCATGCCTGAAACCGACCTCCGGACCACCCTTTTGGGACCGAATGCCACGGGGAAGAAGAAAGCCAAGGATGGGCACTACTACCGGGCCATCCCCTTCAGGCATGCGACCCCTGGGGGCAAGGGCCAGCAAGCGGCGGCAGAGGCCATGGGCGGGGTAGTTGGGGCCAATGTTGGCGTTCCGATGGGGAAGGCTTACACGGGCGTGGTGACCGATGCCAAGAAGTTGGGCCGGGATGTCTACAAGAAGGCCAAGACGCTGAAGGCTAGTGTAGGTGAACCTCACACCCAGACACGGTGGGGGAAGCGCCTGGCCGAGCGGGTGGCGGGGACTCCCAAGCTGAAGGAGCACCACGCCACGGACATCTACGCCGGCATGGTCCGGATGGAGAAGGTCTACCACGCGGGGGGAAAGCCCCAGTCCAAGTACATGACCTTCCGGACCATCAGCGAGAAAGTGCCGGTGGGCTGGATTCGGCCGGCTACCGATGGAAAGCACCTGGTCGAGGACGTGGCCAAGTTCGTGGAAGAGATCGGGACGGCGACGTTCGTGGCCTACGTGGAAGGGCTGACCACGCCCGACAACCCGGGAGCGCAAAGATGATCCAGCGGTACCTCTACACGGCCCTGGTGAACGGACTGGAAGCCATCCGGCGAGACCCTTCTATCCTGGATGAGCTGTTCGAGGACCTGTACGAGCTGGATTCGACTGAAATGACGGCCATTCGGAAGTGGTTCGCGGACAAACCCCCGTCGGTCTATCACGGGTACGCCAGGGCGGACTACAAGTTCCCCCTCTACACCATCGTCCTCCAGAGCGAGGGCGAGGACAAGATGATGATCGGGGATGAGGCGGACCAGATCACGGACTCCGGAGATCCGGACTTCGGAGCGGATGCCTATGCGGCGCTGTGGCGGCACACCTATCACATCCTGTGCTATAGCGAACACCCGGACGCCACCCTCTATATGTACGAGGTGGTCAAGGCCATCATTCTCCGCTCTCACGACTACTTCATTCAGCGGGATCTTTGGGGGATCCAAGTTTCTGGAATGGACATCCACGTGGACCCCAAGTACATTCCAGAATATCTGTTCGTCCGGCAACTGGTGTTTTCGTGTGAACGGGAGTTCCGGCAGGTGGATAAAGCAAGCCGAAAAGGTAAGGCTTTCAAGATAGGTGGACTTTTCGTTGACAAATCTGGAAGCCCCAGCGATGTTGGAGAAGTAAAAACGCTGGTCTACCCATACGTGCCCGAGGAGTAGCCCATGGCGAAGAAGCACCGAGACGAACCCGAGTCCGAATTTCTGGAACCTACACCCATCCCCGAAGTGGTCATTCCTGATCCAGTTCCAGAGACTGGGGGCGCTTTGAACCTGGTCGCTGGGGTCCCAAACCTTCCCGAGCCCCCCAAGCCGCTCATCTCGTTGCGTGTGTTCTCGGCCATGACTGGAGTCCGCTGGGATCAAGCGGCCGGTTTTCTGTCCTACGCCAAGATGAAAAAGATGGGACCCCTGACCATGGAAGAGTGGCAGGCCGAGTTCCAGAAATTCAACAACCGCCCCGTGTAAGGAGAAAAGAACATGCCCCCGACCTCGATTTTTTTCAACGGCAGGCTGATTTTTCGCCCCGGTTCCTATTCGGTGGTGGATGCCTCCGGTCTGGAGCAGGTGGGTCTTGGCGCGGCTGGCATCGTGGCCGTTCTGGGGACCGGTGAAGGTGGGCGCCCCACCAGCACCATCTCGGAGCTGAAGGACTTCATTGTCATCAACAAGCCCGAGCAGGGTCGCCAGACGTTCCGCAACGGCGACTTGCGCGAGGTGATGGACATGCTGTTCGCCCCAGCCAAGGATCCGAACATCCTTGGTGGTGCGGTCAGCGTGGTGGCCATGAAGGTCAACCCCGCCACCAAGTCGAGCGCGACCTTGGTCAACACCTCGGGCGACTGCATGCTGATCGAGTCCGCCGACTACGGGGCCTTCACCGCCCAGGACAACATCTCCATCGCGGATGGGACCCTCAAGGGCAAGAAGATCACGATCATGTTCGAGGACGTGACCGAAGCCGCCGACGACGTGGGCGGGGATCACCTGTTCACCCTCAAGTACACCAACCCGGGCAACGGCTGGACCACCATGACCGGCCAGGTGAAGGTTGGCGGCGTCATCGAGTGCCTGGCCACCCGGACGGCATTGGCCGGCAAGGATGGGGACATCACCGATTCAGGCGGTGACCATACCGTCACGGTGGTGAGCGCCGCCGCCGGCGACCTTACCCAGCGGGTCACGATTTACGGTCTGGACGTGGCCCTCAACCCCCAGTTCGAGACCTTGACCCTGAATGGTGTCACCCCCGTGGTCGGAACCAAGGTGTTCAAGACCGCAAGTGTTTGGGGTGGCAAGATCACCGGCACCACGGCGGGGGCAGTCACCGTGAGCGAAACCACCGCCGCGACGATTATGACCATCGGTGCGGGCGCGAACACCACCAAGGGTCTCCACCTCGGCCAGTGCATGTACGGGGCTGGTGTGGCCACCATCGTGGCCGGCGGAGCCTCCGTCAAGATCGCTCTCCTGGTGGGCACGAGTGCCACCGGTGCGGCCCAGATGGAGAAGCTGACCTTGGCTGGCGCAGTCCCCGTGGTGGGTACCGCCGTGTGGTCGGAAATCACAGCCATCGTGCTGGGTGACGTGGCCGCCGCAACCGTCGTGGCCGTCTCCGGTATCGCAGCCAATGCCAGCAAGACCTACCTGTCCACCCTCCAGAAGATGGCCGACTACTTCAACGCCCGGTTCATCGCCACGGTGGGTGGCTTCGTGTTCACCATGGTCACCGGGATGACCGCCTTCGATCCGGCGAACTTGGATGTCCAGACCGTTGCGGTCAGCATCCTCGACCCGGCCAATCCGGGTTTCCATGCCGACCTGTGGGCTTGCATCAACTGGATCAACACCAACAGCCAGATCGGTGTGGCGTCGGCCATCGCCGGCGCCAAGGATGGAGCCCCCAGCAACACGAGCAGCCCGGTGTTCTTGGCTGGTGGGTCCGAGGGGACCACCCTGGCGAGTCACTGGCAGGCGGCCCTGAACCTGCTCAAGAAAGCCTACGTCAACAGCGTGGTAGTCCTGACCGGCGATCCGGCCGTTCACGCCATGCTGGACGCCCACGCTGCCTATATGTGCGGCATTGGGCGCATGGAGCGCGACGCACTCGCCGGGGCCATGAATGCCGGCCTGACCAACGTGCCCACCAAGACCGAGTTCAAGGCTCAGGCAGTCAATCTGAACAGCCGGCACGTCCGGCTGGTTGGGCAGGCCGTCGAGCGGTACAACACCGCCGGAGAGCGGGCGGAGTTCATGCCCCCGTTCCAGGCAGCCATCTTGGCCGGCATGCAGGCCGGCGGCCCCATCGGCCAGAGCCTCACCCACAAGTACGCCAACGTCCTGAGCTTGCGACAGGACATCTCCTGGAACCCCACCGACGACGCGGAAGAGCTGATCCAGGGCGGGTGCTGCTTCATGGAGTCCGTGGAGGGCATCGGTCGCCGGGTCGTGAGGAACACCACCACCTACCTGGTGGACAGCAACATCGCCTACTGCGAGGCGAGCGTGAACCAGGCGGTGAACTTCGCGGTTTACAGCTTCCGCACGAACATGGAGTTCGCGGTCGGGAAGCGGGGCTTCATGGGGACCATCAATGCCACCAAGGGGCTGGCCATTGGCACCCTGGGGCTTCTGGTGGACGAAGGCATCCTGGTGGCCTACCGGTCCCTGGACATCGACCTGATCGTCGATGTGCTGGAAGTGAGCCTGGAAATGGCCCCCATCATCCCGATCAATTTCGTGAAGAACACGATCCATTTGGTCACAATCCGCCAGTCGGCCGCCACTACCCGGTAGCCGAGCTGAAAAGGAGAACGTGTCATGGGTGAAAAAGGTCGCATCCTAACTGGAGCACGTGCCCGATTCAGCATCGGTGGGACGAAGGTCGGGTATGCCAGAAACGTCAACATTTCCGAGGAAGTCCGCTATGACCCGGTGGAAGTCCTCGACAACATCGAGGTCCAGGAGTTCGTCCCGATTGGCTACACCGTTCGGCTCCGGGCTTCCCAGTTCCGGATCGTGGGCGAGACCATCAAGTCCCTGGGGTACTTCCCCAGCGTTGGCGCCAACACCGAAGAGCACCTCAGCAACATCCTGACCAACGGCGACCTGGTGGCCACCATCGAGGACAGCAAGACGGGCAAGATCGTCGCCACGGTCGAGCAGGTCAAGGTGGCCTCCCACAACTACACCATCGACGCCCGAGGCGTGGTTGGGGAAGATGTCGAGTTCGTCGGAATCAGAGTGAAGGACGAGTCAGAAATATAAATAATTCAATGACTTGCTAGATAGCCCATGAGATTTTTGAGAACCTCTGGGTTGTCCTGCACCATCCCCAAAGCTGCATTGCAGCGATTACAGAGGATTCCGCGCACCTTGCCAGTAGCATGATCGTGATCAACATGAATGCGCCTTTGGGGTAGCTTTGAGAGAGATAGACCACACCCCGGGCAGCAATCGTTCTGCGTTTTTCTAATTTCAACTAGATTTTCCGAGGAGACCCCATAGCTTTTGGCCTTGATTTCGGCAGCATGGTTCTCTCTCCATTTTCTATTAGCTTCTCGGCACTTGATAGCGTTCTTTTTTCTCCAAGTTCTTTGGTAAATTCTGAGCTGATCCCGATTGGCATCACGACGCTTTTGCTCCTTAGCCAAGGTCCGGGCTAGATGTTTCATTCTGGATTTTTTGCTGTAAGCGTTATACCTAGCTGGATCGGTTTTACGAATCTCTGTTCTTCGAGCCTTGATTTTTGCCCCATGTTCAAGGTACCGTTTTTTCATGGAAGCCAGTTTTTTGCTTCGGTGTTTTAGGTAATACGCTTTTCGCCTAAGACGTTCGGCTTCTCTTTTCTGGGGGGCCTCTTTTGGGGTATCCATTTTTTCTCCAGACAAAATTTCTCATTCACATTATACGGACTTTTTTTTCATCCCTTCCCCTCCCTTCTGGCTTTTGGCATGCTGTGGTGGTAACTTTCCAGAAACCCTGAAAGAGGAGAGCGAAATGCCCCCGAAAACAGTGATCCCCGAGGACTTGGCAACGCTGGGCCACCTGAAGGCCGACATCCTGCAAGAGGAAGCCACCAAGGCCATCGACCCCCCGGCCAAACCTTCCATTCCAGAAAACGATCCGAAGCTCAAGAAGGATTACATCTTTCAGTTCAAGTGGGCTGATGGCCGGGGGAAGGAGTGGGCCGGGGAGTTCACGAACCACGTTCTGGACATCCGCGAGCGCCAGATGGTGGGTCTGTTGCAGGCCAAGTTCAACGGCGGGATGCCCCACGACTCCATCGACCCGGACATCAAAGCCCTCAACATGGTCATCGCCCACATGACCTACTCGTTGGGGAAGGATCGGCCGGAGTGGGCAAAGGACTTGCAGTCGCTGCTCGACATGCAGTTGATTCAGACGCTGTGGGCGGAGGTGCAGACCCACGAGGACACGTTTCGCGGATGGAAGGCACCTTCTGCGGGAGGCGATACGAAGGCGTAGCACGCCGGAGGCTCAAGTCAGGCGATGGTGGGTGAACAAGTACAAGCTGCCCCCGAACCACGAGCTGTTCGTGACCCGGACCTTGGCCGACCTCCAGTTGGAAATGCTGGAGGACCTGGCGCAGCGGCGCGAGGAGCTTCGTGTCCAACTGGAAGAGCGCGAGGCCAGCACGGACACGGGCCGCATCCTGGACCAGATCAACGTCATCAACGAGGTGTTCGACGATCAGCCCGAAGTGTGGGATCCGCTGATCGACAAGTGGGAGAAGGAACTGGCCGAAGGAAAAATCCCCGACCTGGATGAGCGACTGGAAGAGGAGTAGTCGATGGCGAATCGGGAATCTCGCGTTGACCTCATATTGAAGGCGCGGGCCGAGGGCCTTCAACAGCTACAAGCCCAGACCGACCAGTTTGCCAAGTCCATGTCCCAGGCCCTGGACATGGCCACCAAGGGTTTTGGGGCTTCCAACGCTAGTCTCCAGAAATTCGGGCAAAGTTTTTCCCAGGTATCCAAGACCGTTGCGGGCGGGCTGATCGCCGCCCCCACCCAAGCAGGTGTTGCAGCCTTTGGGCAGCCTTCCCGGTTCATGCCTTCGGGGGGCGGGTGGCAAGGTGGAGCGGGAGGTTTTGGCGGCCGGCCTCCGGGGATGCCTCCAGGCGGGGGCGGTGGGCCTGGTGGGACAGGGGCTGGGGGTGGCTGGAATCCTGGGGACAAACTCCAGATTGATCTGGGGCCGGTGGTAGATGGGTTGAACGAGTTGAAGGCCGGCCTAGAAAAGCTACTCGGCCAGGCCGAAAAAAGTGCTGAATCCCAGAAGGAAACAAGGCAAAAACAAGAAGAATCCCAAAAGAAGAGGGAAGGTACTTTCACTCATGGGTTTCTTCAAAGCGCCCTTCCTTCGGAGGCGGCACCCCTCTTAGCCCGAGGCCCGGGTATGAAGCGCGAAGCCTTTGGCCAAGTGGTTGGTAAGGCGCTAAGTGGGGTGGCTAGTGGTTTGGGGAGCATACCTACATCGGGGATAGAGGGTCTAGCTCAAGCTATTTCGGCCCTTCCCGGGGGTGGGATACCGGGTGGGCTGATGAAGTCAGCAGCGTCGTATTCCCAAGGGGCCTTGCAGCGGCAGCGGACTCGCATGGAGTTGGCCCCCTACTTGAGGGGAGAGGGTGGTGGAGCTGAATTGGCAGCGGCTAGTGCGAATGTAAAAAAAGTGAGGGAATCACAACAGTACATTTCTTGGCCGGCGAATGATCCGAGATTGGCCGAAGTTGATCCAACGCTTGGGGCGCAAGGGAAGGATTTTATCCGGGGGGGGCAAGGGCGTCCTATTCGCAGGGATACCCCTCAAGGTCAAGTTCTTGTAGAAGAGGAGCGGTCAGCAGCTAGAAGATCCAAGCCGGGGGAAATGACGCAGTTGCCGTGGTCTCTTTCAACTCCTGGGGAGTCGGAAGAGCAGCGGAAAGCCCGAGTAGGGGGTGGAGAGAAGCGCATGGCCGACGCCCAGGCGCGGTTACAAGCCGCTCAGAGCAAGTATTATGGACAGCCCCGTGGGGTTGGCCAAGCCATGGGCATGACCGAAGTGGAGGCGTTGCAGTTCGCCGGCGGTGTGACTCAGGTGGGTGGTGGTGGACAGGCCGGGATGGAGCAGGCAGGTATGATGCAGGCAGGTTTTGCTGCCAAGCGTTTGTACGGAGTAGATGAAGGAACGTCCGGGGCCTTTCTGAAAGCACAACGTCGTGGTGGTTTGGCAGGATTGGAGGCAGGCAAAGAAGGGGGTGGTGGCGAGGCTCTGGCGGGAACCATTGGGGACGCCATGAAACTTGGGCTTGAAGGATCTGAGATCAACGACTACTTGAAAATAATGGCCGAGGGCATTCAGCAGTTTCAGCAAACGGGTATTCCATTTCCGAAGGATGCCTTTTCTGGAATGGGGGATGAACTGGCAAAGATGGGGGTAAGCGGCCCTCGGGGAACCCACGTGGTTCGAGGTCTCACTCAGGCCGCGCAGGCGCTGAGCACACGAGGGCCGCAGAATGCCGCCGAGCTGATGATGATGCAGACCATGGGGGGCTACCAAGGGGGTGGTGCTGAGGGGTTTGAAGCCGCACAGTTACAGCTAGAACAAGGCAAGATGGACCCCAAGAACATGCAAAAACTGTTTGGTCGATTTATGCAAGCTGGGGGTGGCGGGGCGCAGGGAAGGATGTTGTTCAGGAACGTCATGGGTGGGATGGGCGTCCAGATAGGGGTCAAGGAATCTCAGCTCATGGAAGCCCAGATGTCGGGTACTCTCACCGGATCCCAAGAGAAGGAGCTGGCTGAGATCCAGGCGAATCGGGATCGCGTGGAAAAGGGGGGAGGGGTGGCAGGAATGGGGGCTCCAGGTGGGGCGGGGGCTATGTGGAAGCAAGCCGAAGTGGCCATGGAAAAATGGGGGGGCGCTGTTGCGTCCCAAGCGGCCATTGTGAACAAGCAAGCTGACGTAGGTGAACGATTGATTGTGCCTATGCAGAATTTTGAACTTTCTACTACGGTACTGGCTGGGGCAATCACCACCTTGGCAGCGGGTCCTGTAAAAGCATTGTCGGTTGGAATGCTAGGTTTAGCCAATGTCGTTCAGGGGATCGCTGACACTTGGTCTGGAAAAACGAAGGGGAATTTACCGACCTCCCCCCCTGGGGACATCACCACCAACCAGACTCAATGATGGGGCGCGACAATGACCGAGGGCGGTGAGAGAAAACCCGGCCCAGGGTATCAGGGCTCGGAACGAAGCAGCGCGGACTTCACCATTTACCCGCAGAAGGGTGACCCCATCCTGGTGTCCAGCCCGCTTTTAGGTCACATCAAAATGGCGAATACCCAGGGATACGATCCGATGTCGATGGCGCCGGCCCTGGTGAGTCTGAACACCTCGAAAAGCATGGGTGCCGCCTCGGGAACGTGGACCACAACGATCAAGCCCCCACGCAATCCGAAAGCCCGAGATCCTTTGTCCCAGATCGTGGACGATGACTGGGTGGACATCGTGTTCAAACGCCACGGGAAGGTGTGGCATGTGATGCGGGGCTTGATAGATGAGGTTCGGGTGAACAAAAGCGTGGGCGGAAGTGGCGCTACGGTTCGCACCTACACGATCACCGGCCGTGACTTCGGAAGCATTTTTGAGCGAACCAACATTTGGTTCAGCCCGTACACCGATGAAAAGATCACGGGGGGTTTGGCCCTGCAAGTTTTTGGCGGGGAGATGAACGTCTACGGGAAACCAGGGAAGGTTGTTGACGGATTTTTGTTCGGGTTCATGCGTGAGCTGGCAGGGGTAGGCCGAGCAGTCTGGAAGATCCCAAGCAGTGTGCCGACGTATGGGGGGCTCAACTTTGCGGAAGCTCTGAATTTAGATGCCAAAGGCATCCTCAACGAACCCAACCGAATTGCCATCAACGCAAACTACATGATGCCGGAGGGGAACATTTGGCAACTGGCCCAAGAATGGAGTGACCCCGCTTTTTGTGAATTGTTCTGTGACACTTTGCCCCCTGGGCCGTCGGCTAAAGTGGACGATGAACTAACCATGGGCCAGACTCTTATGAAAGTCATTTTGCGGGATCGCCCCTTCCCGGTGGTGGACGGTGGTTTGAGCCCCAACGGGATGGCCAGCCCATATTTCTCTCTGCCCTTGCACATCATCCCGGTGCAAGCCGTGGTGTCCTCGAACTTGGGGCGCAGTGGGACCGAGCGATTCAATTCGTTCCACCTCTCGCCTCAAATTGCTCAGGAGCTGACCGGGGCGGGGGCTCTCGACCTAGTGGCCCCCCTCTGGAACCCGGACGATATTTTGCACCATGGGATGAGGCGCTATGACATCCAGAGCCATTATGTGAGCGAGAAGGCCGAGCTGCTCATTTTGTCTAAGGCGCAGCGAACGCGGATCCGGGATTGGCATTGCATCGACTCCTACTTGCTGAACGGAACCATCAACCTGGGTCGGGGATTTCCAGAAATTCGCATCGGAGAGCGTGTCCGCCTCGTTGGCCCTGGATCACCCCAGACCGACCAGACTTTCTACGTGGAGCAAGTATCCCACAACTGGCAATTTGGCAGTTCCATCAAGACCAGCCTGGGAGTGACCCGGGGATGGACTGGGGATGACAACAGTTACCTGACTGCCTTGACCCAGTTGACCTCCAAGTACAAAGAAGCAAGGAAGGGTCAGCCTTCCCAGGTGGGGATATCCGTATGAGAAGCCAGTACGAAGCCACAGAGATCGGTGCGGGGACTTTGATGCAGTCCGGTGTGCCCAAGCGGGTACTCCGGGCCTCGGGGTTCAACCGGGCCGGCGGGTTGTTGCTTCGTGGGGTTGTGCTCAACACGTGGGTGCTCGACGACCCAAAGCATCCCTTTGCCAGCGACCTCAATGGGACACCGGTGGCCGTCTACTGCGACGTGCTGTGCTATGGCCCCCGCTGGCGCTTCATCACCAACTGCCTGGTGAGCCAAGAAGTGGGTGGCATGCAGCGGGGGCGAGTCTGGAAACCTAGAGCTACTGGGCTGGACAAGACGGCGCTTCCGGTGGACCCCAACAAGGGTAGCAACCCGGCCAACTGGGACGGGGATCACGTTCTGGTTGGGTTCATCGAGGACAACCTAAATCAGCCGATCATCTTGCGGAGCATTCCGCACCCCAGCGTTGATACGGGCAACGAGGCTAAAACTCCAGGCCACCGAATGACCTTGAAGCTGGCCGATGGGGATCCCGATTTCTGGAAACACCACGGATCCTTTTATGGGGTGAAGAACAACGGCGACTTCGTGGTGGATACCACCTGGGCCAATGATGGCAGCCTTCTCCCTGATTGCAAAGAGAGCCCGAACGCCATGGACGGATCTGGTGCTCATCTTCACCAGCTTCCTGAGACGGCGACCTGGAAGGTCAAGCTGATGGACGTGGGGGGCACCATCCCGTCGGTTGAGATGACCGTCTCGAAAACCGAGCTGAAGCACGTCATCATGGACGCCCTGGGCGATCTCTTGCTTCAGATTGGTGGTGGGGCTACGTTGAAGGTCGAGGGCCAGGATTCTCAGGCCAAGTTGACCTTGGGAGACGGAGCAAAGCACGTGGCCATTGGCGAACAGCTACAGACTTGGTGGGGAACCGTGAAGGCGGTCCTGGATGCGTTCGGGGCGCACACCCATACGGGTGTGACTCCAGGTCCTGGCCTGACGGGGACCCCGGTGGCCCCGTTGATCACCCCGGGATATGCGTCCACCAACACCTCCACCAAAGTAGCCATTCCGGACCTGTGAGGTCGATTCATGCCGAGCTTGATGGCTTACCTCAAAGAAACTGTCCGGAGAGAAATCACCAAGGATGACAAGTTCTACAAGAGCTTTCTCTATTTCTTTGAGCTGAAGGTCCCGGTTGAAATTTCCCCCCTGGGTTCATTTTTGTTTCCCCTGGTGCTGAACCCGGAGAGCATCACCTTGGATGAGCCGTTTTCCTTGGAGACCACCCAGACCCAGGGCGGTGGCGTCATCGTGGAGGAAAACGGGATCGTTATCCGGCGCCTCAACATCAGGGGGCACACGGGGTTCAAGCCCCGCAAGCTGCTCGGGGGGAGCGCCCTGACTAGCTTGGCGTCGATTCCGGCGAGCAAGCGGTCTTACGACCGGACTCTCCCGGGGTACGTGCTGGCTGCAATTTCTGGACAGCGGCATTTCCAGTACCTCCAGGATTCGGTTTTCCGAGCTTACGCGGACCTGAAACGAGATCCCGACACGTCCCAGGATACCAGGCTCATCTTCCACAACCCCAAAGACGACGAGCACTGGGAAGTGGTACCCCAGTCCTTCAGGTTGGAACGGTCGAGCGCCAAGCCCATATCCTACCAGTACGCCATCGAACTGGTGGTGGTGGGCAAGGCATCGGCTTGCGAGACGGACTTCTCGGAGGACAAAGGCTGGCTGGATGGGCTCAAGAGCATGTTGCGAACGGTGAACAACGCCATTCTTTTGGCCCAAGGGGCAATCCGGGATTTGACGGCGGCGGTGGCTGAGATCAAGGGGTTTATCACCAACATCGCCACCATTCTGACCAACGCCGTGGGGATCCTGAATGCGGCTTCGGACTTCGTGAACGGAGTCACCGACTTGATCCAGACCACCAAGTCGGCGGCGTTGAACCTGGTGGAGGAGTGCGAGCAGGCATGGGGGAATTTTGAGGATTCCTTTGACCGGCTGGCGGCCTCCCTGGGGTTCCCATATACCACGGGGACCATAGAGGATCCTTTGCCGGCGCAGGTTCACCAGGCCCTCAAAGACATCGCCACGGCGGCTGAGCTGCTACTGACCCAGCCAATGGCTTTCGAGACCCCCCTGCAACAGCAGCTTCGCAATCTGGCCCAGAAGCAATCTCTGGACACCGTGGCGTCCACCGATGAATTGGCAGCGGCCGAGGCGGCTTCCAGCCCGACCAGCCTGACCGAGATTGCCGGCAAGGGTACGGGTCTGATGCCGGGGGACTACGAACGGTCTCTGGTGAAGCTCACGGACGCCGGCGGGGACGTGCCTGGGTACACCAGCCTCCAGGAAGTGGTGGTCGAGCAGGGGGACACCTTGATGAGCCTGGCGGCCAAGTTCATGGGGGATGCCCGGAAGTGGCAGGAGCTGGCGGTAGTGAACGGACTCAAGCCCCCCTTTATTTCTGGACAAGCCGGCTCGAACATCACCGAGGCGACGGACCAAGAAGCCTTACCGGGGGCGTTGGGAGTGGGGAAGAAACTGCTCGTGCCGGCGTACAAGATCCCGCCCGAAGCCCAGCCTCTGCTTCCTGTGCTCGGGGTGTCCCCCGAGAAATCTCTGGAACACCGGTTGCTGGGCGGGGACCTGGCCCTGATTCGATACCCTGGGGAAGAACCCCGATTCGACGTGGAAATCGACGTGGCCCTGGGGAGCGTGGATGCCAAGAAAGTCATTGGCTTGAATTGCCTTCGCCAGGCCATCGAGCTGAGGTTGGTCATCGAGAAGGGGACGGACCTGCTCTACAAGAACTTGGGCCTGGAGCGGGTGGTCGGGCTGAACTGGGCACCGCTGGACAGAGAGCTGATTCAGTACCGGGTGATGAAGTCCATCCAAGAGGACCCGCGCATCCTGGGAGTTCGAAAGCTGGTATTGACCTCCCAAGGGGAGGATGATGTGGAAATCGAAGTGGAAGCCGTGGTGGCTGGGTTCTCCCAGCCGGCGACGGTGAAGGCTACGATTTAGGAGCTGCTCATGGGTAAGTTCCAGATTCGCCGGCAGCAACAGATCCTGACCGAGATGGTCGCCCAGGTGGTGGCCCGGACGGACATGAATGACGTGTCCGACACCTCTGTCACCAAGCACATCCTGGCGGCAGCGGCGAGGCAAGATGCGGAGCAGTATTTTCAGATGTACCAGCTCCGGCAGCTTTTCGACATGGACACGGCCACGGGAGACGATCTGGACGCCCGAGCAGCCGAGGTTCAGCCGGGGCCGATCACCCGGATTCCAGCGGCTAAGGCGGTGGGGGAGGTGGTGTTCTCCCGAGCTGGCACCACGGGGACGGTGACTATCGCTCTCGGCACTCAGGTCAAGACCTCCGATGGGGTGGCTTTCACTACCACAGAAATTGGATCGATCACCCCTACCAGCCCCGAGCAGATCACGGGGCATGGTGTCGGCCGAGATTCGGACCCGGTGTCTGTGGTGGCGAGTCTCCCCGGGGCGAATGGCAACGTGGTGGCAGGAACGGTGGTCAAGTTCAGTACCAAGCCCCCCGGGGTGGATGAGGTAACCAACCCATCCTTGTTCAGCTTGGGGTTCGACAAAGAATCCGATGATGTTTTTCGGGCTCGAATCAATACGTATATGCAGTCCCTGGCCCGGTCCACCATCACGGCACTGGAAGCGGGGGTGCTGGGGAGGGGAGCTTCGGACGTGTCCGGGGTCATCCGATACTCCAAGGTGGTAGAGGACCTCATCCTTCGGGGAAATGTCACCCTCTACATCGACGATGGCACCGGTTCGGCTGAGGTCATCGAGGTGGTTACCGGCGAAGTTGTGACGGAAGGATTGTCCGGGCCACCCCCGGGGTCGGCCGTGGGCGGGGAAACCCAGCTCTGGCTGAACTATGGGGCGGTCAAGGATAACGCCACCTTCACCGTGACCAGTTCTACTCGGGGGGTTTTGACCAGGGACACCCACTACTTCTTGAACCCCGCTACTGGCCAGATCAACTTCGATCCGGCTCTGGTGGCCAGCGAGATTATCACGGCCACCTACACCCGCTTCACTGGGCTGGTGGCTGAGGCCCAGAAAATCGTGGATGGGGATCCCGACGACCCCGAGAACTACCCAGGGTTGCGAGCGGCTGGCATCATGGTGGTTGTGCGGGTGCCCCAGGTGCTGTTGCAGAGCGTGAGCGTGGTGCTTACGATCATGGATGGGTACTCCCTGGTGAACACCCGTGCGGCGGCAAAGCAAGCCATCCTTGACTACATCAACACCCTGGCCATTTCTGGAGACGTGATTCGGTCAGAGATGATCCGGCGCGTCATGGCAGTGCCTGGGGTGTACGATGTTTTGGTCACCACGCCGGCGGCCAACGTGGCATTGCTCGATGACCAGTTGGCCAGGACTACAAACGGCAATATCACGGTGAGCTAGGAGAAACGACCATGGCACGCGGAGTTATTTCTTACAGTTCGGGGACCATTGCCGCCGCCGTATCCGGAGTTCGGTACGCCTTCCTGAACATCATTCGCAGTACGCTGAAGGCGTATATCAGCAATGGCGAGGCGGCCTGGGAGGACTATGACATCATCAGCAACACTCCTGGATCCTGCAACTACGTCATGCACAGCGTTGGGGATCGCGCCTTGGGCAGTGGGGTCACTAAAGGGGATTCTGAGATTTACAACAGGTTCTATGAATCTAGTAATTCCCAATTCTTTGTGAATCTACAGGATTGGTCACAGGTCGGTCACGCTGGGAACCGGGCAAGTGCCGCTGCCTCAATCTCCTTGAACGACACCGATGCCCTGGAATGGTGGATGGTGTGCAACGAGTATGTGTGGCTCATCGCAGCCCACCAGTCTGGATCCTGGTTCACCGCATGCGGTGGGCAGCTTACCCGCCCCTACGCTCCAACCATGAACGGGTTGGCCAGACTGTCTGTGGCCACGGCGGGCACGGGTATCTTGACCTTGAGCGTGGATCGGGATTGCCAGACCACCCTGCGAGTGGGGCAGAAAGTGATTCTGATGAACTTCACACCTGATGGGCAGGCGTTGAAGTCGGCCTACTACGATTTGGTCACAATTTTGGCCGTCACGTCCGGAACGATCCAAGTGAGTGGCGTTACCAATACCCCCTACGAGATCGGATCCATCATTGGCATAGAGCCTTCCCCGAACTACGCGGGGGCAGCAACCGGTAGTGCGCCAACCAGCTTGTATATGTCCAACTTGCGCGACGGGTCGGCAACGATTGTTGCTCAGAGTTTGACCGCCTACGGATCGTTTGTGGAAGCGGACGAAGATCCAGGATTCGATGGCGCCTACATTGCAGTGCCTACATGGCTCAACGGTACTTCTCCCGCCGGCTTCCGAGGAGATTTCGGGGAGCATGCTTTGTGTTTTGCCAATGGGCTTCAAGCTGATAAAGACATCATGCGGATGGATTACGACGACGCCCGAAAGTACAAAATCTTTCCCTCTCTTTCCTTTCTTTCTACCTGGATTCTTGGGATTGGCCCGGGGGCAAGCTAAACGATGAACGTCCGCGACCACGCCACGCTTCCGACTGGTTTGATGTCCTACCATCGCCTGGAATGGGATGGTGTGGATGCTACGGGTCGGGGGCACACGGGCACGCTGGGGGCCACCCCCACGGAAGATTATGGGCAGGTCCAGAAGTGCCTTCGCTTCAATGGCACAACCCAGTACGTGAGCGTACCAGCGCATGCCGATTTTGAAATGACCGCTGGGCTTACTATCGCTTTCTGGACAGACTATGGATCGGGCACGGCCAAGAAACTTGTCTGCAAAAGAAACAACACCACCATCCAATGGTCGGTCGAGCAAAAAGCGGCGCTGACCCAGCTTCAATTCCTGATCACCATCGGGGGTGCGCTCTACACCGTGCTGGGGACCACCCCTTCGGCCGGGGCAAAGTGGGATCACATCGTCGCCCGGTACGACGGGAGCGAGATTTCGATCTGGACCAACGGGGTGAAAACCAACTTCGCGCTCCAGACTGGCTCTATCAATTCCTATGCCACAATGCCGGTGACTTTTGCTTGCCGATGCGCCAACGGTGTGGTGGTCCCCGGAGCTGACTTCTACGCCGGGGCGTTGGATGACATAGGGATCTGGAACCGGGGTTTGACCGACGCTGAGATCGGGGACCTTTATCAAGGGGGCATCGGGATCATCTACGGGGACCTGGGACAGTTCGAGGCCCGAAAGGACCGCCAGGAAGGTTGGTCGGTGCTGAAGTCCGAGATGATCGAGCAGACCCACCCGACGCATCAAGGTCGGCTGGCCAGTCCCCGGTTTATCGGAGAGGCGGCTCCCGAAGGATTGTCCCCCGAGATTTCATCCATCGTGGCGATCAATTCAATCCGAATCCGGGTGAATTTTGTTCACCCCGCCACGAACAACCAGGCCCTGACTGCCCCGGGGAACTACAAGATCACTCCTGTCCTGGGGGTCTATACCGTGACCCCCGAAGGGGTTACCAATCCGACCTATGTGTTTCTGGACATCGACGAGCAAGAAGATGGCATGCTGTACCAACTGGACTTGCTCCGGATCGTGAGGGCGTAAGGCATGGCAGATTTTGGGACATGGGTAGGCGTCGGGGTAAAGCCCTCTCTGGCCAGCGTGGTGGTGACCGGGAATTTGGTGCGGGCGACTTTCAGCGAAGCCATGCTGAACAACAGCGATTTCATTGACCCCACCCACTACGTTTTCACGGTTCTGGATGGTTTATCGGTGGCGGTGACAGCGATAAGCGTGACCCCAGGTCCTGGCGTAAACCCCACCTACGTGGACATTGCTCTGGACAAGTCCATGACCATTGGGACAGCGAATTATCGTTTGACGGTGGACACGACCTTGAAGGACAAGGCCAGCAACCCCATCGATCCCGCTGGCCGGACGCAGGACTTCAATGGCAACGCGGTCAGGACCACCATCACGGCCCAGAGCTTCCCGACTAACCTGGAGCGGGTGCAAGTCACCTACAGCAAGGCGGTCAAACAGACCAACCCTGCGGATCTGGATGATGCCTTGCGGGTGGCCAACTATTCCATTTCTGGAGGGGTGCTAGTTTCTGGAGTGGCCTCTCTTTCCTCGTCGGTTGTGGTGCTTCAAGTTTCTGGACAGCAAAATGGGCACACCTATGTTCTGACTGTGCTGAATGTGAAGGACCTGTCCAAAAATGAGGTAGCCCCCTAATGGCAACGACGATCTACACCATCGGGCCTGCAATCTTTCCACCGACTGGCGGGGGGCCGGTCCTGATCGAATCGGTGTTCCAGCAAAGAGTACCTTCCAACGGGGGATACCGGCTGGACTTGCATGGTACGTTTCCGGTGGGGCAACGACTCCGGGTGTACGTCGGGGTGACGGGTTCCTCGGCGGATGCCAAGTGCCTATCGGGGAAAGCTGGGCAAGGATCGATCATCTATGCCGTGGATGATTCCAACTTGCACTGTTACACCCCTCTCCTACCCGTCGGTGGGCCGTTCGCAGTTACAGTGCAATCTCTGGACACCGGAAACGCTTCGTGCTTACCCCAAGCGGTGGCAACCATCAAGCCAGACTTCAAAACTTCGGTGTTTGCTTTGAAGTCTATGCTCCCGACAGTTTTGCTGGTTGGTCCTCGAAAGGTCGAGGACGTGCCCCCGATACCTAACCCGTAGGAGCTGACCCATGGGATTCTCGACAGCCAACAAGAACGTGGTGCTGGACAAACTATTTGGGGCGGCGAACTTCACCCCGTCAGCCACCCTTTACCTGGGTTTGAGCACTACCCTGCCCACCGACGCGGGGGCCAATGTGAGCGAACCCTCGGGGGGCGGGTATGTCAGGATCGCGATCACCAACGACGGCACTCACTGGTCAGCAGCCAGCGCCGGCGAGAAGTCCAACGCCCTGGACATCATCTTTGCCGCCGCGTCCGGGCTGTGGGGGACCATCGGCTGGTGGGTGCTGTACGACGCAGCCTCTGGGGGTGTCTTTCAGCACTGGGGGATTCTCCAAACCCCCAGGACTATCGACATTGGAGATGTGTTTCGGTTCATGGCGGGGGATCTGGCGATTCAGCTTCGCAGCGAGTAGGAGAGCATCGTGGCCTACGTGGACGCCCTGGGGTTGTTGCTGGAGATGTCGAGCGGGGGGAGCACCCCCGAGATAATCTATTCGGCAACGGGGCTCCTGGCCGAGACCCACGAGGCTGTGGGGATGGGTCGATTCGACGATGTGGCCCCAGGGGAAATGGGGTGGTTGTCGGCAGTCCTGGAAGCTATTGGGGAAGCAGACAACAAGATTGGCGGCTACCGAGAATCCCGGCTGATGGACCCGGTGAACGTAGGCGAGGACATCTTCCCTGTTGAGAATGCCCAGGATTGGGAACCTACCGGGCGAGTGGCCATCGACGGGGTGGTCTATACCTACACCTCCAGGGGACCGGGGCGGCTTTCTGGGATCACCCACATCTACCACGGGGACGTGGTGCGCGGCGCCCGGAAGCTACACTACCGGGACGCCCCGGTGCTGGACTTGCAGAACCCCTACAACGCCATCCAACTCCTTCGTCGGGCCTTCCTGGTGGGGACAGCCGAAGGCGACGACCTGAACGCTGTGGGGCGCAATCTGGGGGTGTTCCGTTACGCCTTCCTGGGGGACGATGAAGTCTACCGGGCGATTGTCCAGGCCCTGGCTTACAACCCCCGGGGAACGATGCACGGGATCCGCCTGGCCTTGGACGCCATGGTGGGCGCCGGCAAGTACGAATTGGTGGAGGACCTGGTTCGCCACCCTTGCACCCTGTACGTGAAGCTGATCGCCGCTTTGCTGATCCAGGGTAAAGCCATCGGGCACGCTTACCTTCAGAACGCCTCCGAAAGCCCCTTGATGGTATTGGGCGGGGTCAATCAGATCCCCATGGTAGCCTTGCCTTGCGACCGAGGGGTCCAGGAAACGGCCTTCTGGCGGGACATGCGGTTTCTGCACGAGTTCAAGAACGTCCGGCCCAGTGCCGTTCTGGAGGTGGACTACGAAGGGGATTTGGGAACCGCTCTCTGGTTCTACCCAGGATCCAACGAGAACGCCAATGTAACCCCCGGCGCAGACTACGTAACGATCACCGACAACGATCCGGCCGACGATCTCATCCACTACCGGATTCGCACCCGGCCGGACAGATTCGGGGATGAGCAGGGCTGGAAGGTCAGCATGCTGTTTTGCATTCCTGCTGGGTACTGCACCAACGCTGACCCCAACCAGTGGGGCATGCGGATGAACGACGGTTGGAAAGAAGTGGATTGTGGGGTTTGGGTGGATGGCGGAAACTTCTACCTGACTCTGGTGGACAACTTTGCCCCAACGGGTGACCAGACCAGCATCAACAGAGACACCTGGTATGAGGTCACGCTGGAAAAGCGGGTGGTGAGCCGAGGTACCATTCCCTGGGGTGGGCTCGACACCCCCCAGCACGAGATCGTTCTGTCCCTGAATGGTCGGGAGGTTTCTCGACGACCTTATTGGCTATTCATGGACATCCCGGGTGGAGAAGATCCCTTCGCATCCTTTGGGAGTTTCCCTGGTTTGATCGGCCCGATGTCCAACATCCGGGGGTACGTGAAGCACGTGGGGCTCCAGGTCGAGGCCCGGCAGGACTTCGTGGACGGGATGTTCTTGGGTGACGTAGGATCTGTGGGACCCACCGTCCTGAGCAACGCCCCCGCGCTGACTTTCGAGGCCGACGACATCGGAAAGAGGGTCATTACAAAGTGGAGTGGGGTAGCCAACGCCTACGGAGGCAACAACAACGGGGTCTGGACCATTCACTCTAGGACCTCGGCTACCGAAGTGGTGCTGTGGGGGGAGATTCAGACCGGGGCATCGGTGGACACCGGGCACCCCAAGCGGATTGTGGTGCCTTTCTCCACGGCGGCTTTCACCTTCCCGGATGATCTGGGCAAGAAGATCGTGGTCACCAACAGCGTGCATGGGAACAACGGTACTTATACCATCGAGAAATTGCTCCAGATGGGGACGGAGCTGGACCTGGCGACCGAGTTCAATACCCTCCTTCGGGAGAAAACCAACTTGTGCGAGGTCGTGGAGGCGGTGGCGTTTGTGACCGAGGGCGGTCTGGAGTTTCACCTGGAGCCCAACTTTGACGCGGAGGTCGGGGTGTACTTCATCCTGAGCGCCGCTTCAAACGTCGAGGCAGGTCCTGTATTGCAGGTTCGCGGGGAATTTTGGGAAGGTGGGGCCATCAACCCTTCCGTCTACGTGGGCTACTCTCGGGTGTTGACGGCACAGGTGCTTCTGGAATCTACTCCAGTTGTGGAAAAAATATCTGACGTTCCCCTGGTCTACAACTGGTATCCGTTCTACCTGACGGATCCCCTCGGGTTCATTCGAGACTACCTGGACGAACTGACTGCGGCCGGCGTGATTGCCGAGTACCTGGTCGAGTAGGAGACCCCCATGACCGACCTTTTGAGAGTCGAAACCAACGAGCGGATGGACCTGGAAGATTTTGAGTTCCTGGCGGCATCGTTGGGGCAGTCGGAACAAGAGAAACTCGCCAACTTTGACACCAACCCCGCCGGCCAGCGGATGTGGATCCTGAATGGCTTCGGGATCACCAACCCAGCGGGGAAGCAGCTTACCATCACCCGAGGTCGAGCGATCTTGGCGTATCGGGATAAGGGGATCGTCAAATACGGTGCGTTCTCCATTGGTGGGGATGCCACCAAGACCGTAGACTTGACCGCTTACGTCTCCGCCACCTACGGAATTTATGTTCGGTTCGAGTACGTGGACAGCGAATCCCGATCCAGGGTTTTCTGGAATCCTTCAGGGGACGGTTCAGAGTTTGCCCAGACCATCGCCACTCGGAAGGCAGCCAACTGGAGTATGCGGGTTGAGGCCACCAATCCCGGGGCCGAGTGGTTGCAGATCGGGACGGTGGTTCAGTCCACCATGGTCATCACCGACATGCGCCCCTTCTTTTTCGAGGGGGAAGCCAACAACAGCTACCGCTCCGGATGGAGCACCGATGGTGGGGGCGCTTCTACCGACCGGAACGCCAACCGGGCATTGTACGGGGTCAGCGACCTCCAGAAATTCACGGCGGCGATGCGCCAGTGCCTCAAGGACATCAAGGGCCGGGGCTTGCGCGAGTGGTACAGCCGGGACATCGGGGGCATGAACATTGGGTTCGATGCGGCGCCTGTGGAGGACGCTCTGGCGGTGGGAGATCAGAATTTCAACCTCTACAACGACGTGGGCGGTGGCTATAGGTACCTCAACTTCAATGATGACAATGCCATCTACTGTCAGCCTGCCACCAACCAGATCACGTTCAAGGTGGATGGGAGTTCTCAAGCCCATCTTGACGGGGAGGGGATGAGCATAGCTAAAGGACTCAATGTAGGTTTCCTGGCCGATGACCCTTCCGTAGATACCGTGGCCATCGGGGATGTGGAGTTCTACTTGCAGCTCGGCAGTTATGGGCTCCTCACTTTGAATTTTGATGCTGATGACTACATGGAGTATGACCGGGGTGCCAACGCCCTAGCGTTCATGATCGGAGGAGTTTTTGCGTTTAGGTCGAAAGCTACTGGCTTTTGGGCGTACCCGGCGACGTTCCTGAAAAACCTGGCCGGCCCAGCAAACAAATCGAACTGGAAATGGGCGGTCGAGACCGCCGAAGGCGAGCTGGAGTTGTTCACGGTGGACGATGCTGGTGGCACACCGGTACTCCAGCATCACTGGGAAAAAGACGGGAGCGGGGTGGTCGAGTGGGTGTCTTTCGAGGGTGGCGCAGCAGGGGTCGGAATGGGTTTGGACCTCCACCATTCGGGCGGGGTGGGGTCGTTCAATCGCTGGCAGTTCCAAGCCTTCAATGACATCCTGAAGTTCAACCTCCGGAACCCCACGGGATCGGCTACCACCAATGTCTGCGAGCTGAGGCATGCGGCCAGTGGGGCCAAGGGCAATTACTGGATGGAGAGCGATTGCGCTTTCGGGCACACGGCAGCTCGCTGGATGATCTATGGGGCCACCGTGGATACCACCGTCCTGAAAACCGGGACGGGGGCCAGCGCCGGTGTCGAATGCGACCTGGAGCCCTTTGCCAACAGCTCCAGTTACAACCTGGGTGGGGCAACGAAAGCGTGGTACCGGGCGTACCTGGATCGGATTTCGTTGGGCGAGGGCGCCGGCGAGGGGTTTGTGTCCAACCTGTACCCGGATGCGTCGGCCAGCAACCGGTCCATCGGGTCCGCTGCTCGAAAGTGGTACGACGCCCAGTTCAGTCACAAGCTGTGGATCACCCCCGACACGGTTGTGGATGTGAATCTCGTTATGGGGGCCGCTGATAACGCCTATGCCTGGAATTGGCGGGCCACCAGCGACAATCTGTACCTGGACGTTTACAACGCTTCCTATGTCTACCAGAACTGGCTGATTCGGTTCATCCGGAACGGTATAGCGCCCGTCGGTATCGAGGTCCAGGGGCGCGGCACGTTCGACGTGGATTCTGGGTTCTCCGGGACCAAGAACGCCACGCTGGTATCCACGGGAATCGATCCGATTGTGAAGGTCGAGAACCAGCACACCGGGCTGGATGCCGACAACCGAAACTGGTACCTGATGAATGAGCGGGTGGCGGCCAAGGGGCATTTTTCCTTCCGGTCAGCCAATGCCGGCTACACCAGTGACTATGAGTGGCTGATGGCTGAAGCGCGGGGTGGGTCCTCCGGGAATGAGTGGCTGGTGGATTACGTGTCTCTGGCTTCTGAAGTAGCCGTGGTTTTTGACACCCCGCTAGTCAGACCGTCTGACATAGCTGGGGGTTCCGATCTCGGAGACGATACCAATTTCTGGGGGTACTTGTTCAGCATGGGACCCCGGGCCAAAGTGAGCACGGCGGTGGGGGTTGCGGGATGGGTAACGTACACTGGGAATGCGTTCCCTGGGGCTACGGGGGTGGCCTACACCGTCAAGGGCACCTCTGGCAGCACAGCCCGGGACAGTGCCGGGTTCCTCAAGATTTTCGTGGGAACGAACGTCTACTACATTCCGTACTTTGTGGGCTATGACGGCTAAACCAGAGGGGAAAGAGGAGAGCGAACCATGAAAGGTGCAATGGGTCTGAAGATGTCGAACGAAGAGATCGATGAGTACATGAGTGGTTTGATCACGGCCAAGGAGTCCACGCTGGAGGGGCTGGAGGCCGAGTGCCTGGACCGCTGGAAAGCCCTGACCGCTGACATCTCGAAAGCGTCCGAAGAACTGACTCGGGCTCGGGGGCTGATCGAACGGTTGCAGGCAGGTGTCCAGGACATGCACGGCCAGCGGAAGGCTCACGTCCAGCTCCTCATCGCGGCCGAGGAAAGCCGGCGGAACGCAAAGAACCCCAACCTGGAAGTCGTGAAGGACTTGCCCAAGGGCGAGACCAAGGTGGCTTCCGAGAAATGAGGCGGGTCATGGCAAAGGTGTGGCTCTGGGTAAAGAACTATCTCTGGAAGTTCGTTGGCGGCTTGTTCATGGAGGACCGAGCGGGCACTTCGGTCATCTCCCTGGGACGGGTCTTGTTGCTGGCTGTGTTCGTTACCATGATCACCTTCTGGCACAAGGAACGGCCCGAGCTGCCTGGTGGGCTCATGGAAGCGTTCTATGCCCTCTTGGGCTACGTGTTCGGCAGCAAGGCTGTAGGAACTGCCAGGGAGTGGCTCGGCAACGGCAAGGGTATTGGCTTAGACGGTATCCCGATCAATCAAGCACCCAGCGGTGCCCGTGAGTCTGGGGCGCCCGAGACCCCACCCCCGGGGGCCAAGCCGTGACCAAGGTCAAGGCGTTCTGGACTTGGACCAAGCAAAACTGGAAGATCCCGGTCATCATCGTGGGGATCATCCTGGGGTGGTTGCTGTTCCGAAGCCGGCGGGAGAAGGGGACCCCGCTCGCCCAGACCAAGGTCGAGCTTCAAGCTCTGGAAGCGGCCGGCCAGGCCCGAGCCAAGGAAGCGGAACTGGGGGCGGCCCAGGCGCGGGCTTGGGTGGAGGTTCGGTACCAGGTCGAGTTGAAGGCCCTGGATAACAAGAAGGCAGCCCAGGCAAAGGAACTCCGCGATGACCCAGCTAAATTGGCGGCTTTTCTGGTCCGTGCTGGTTCTGGTCAGTAGCCTGACACTCTGGGGAGCCCCAGGAAGGGCCGGGGATACTACCCCCGTCTGTTCTCCCGGAGACCCCACCCGATGTGCCCAGCCCCTGTCCCTTGGCCAGCCAGCCCCATTCCCAGGGCAACTGCTCAGCCCGACCTTGGCGTTGGACCTGGGGCAGAAGGCCAGTTTCTGCGATGAGCGGTTGGATCTGGAGCTGAAGCACGTCAAGGCCGAGGCCAGCATCGACCTGACTCTGGAAAAGCAGCTCCGGGGAAACGACAAGATCACCTGGGATGCCGAGAAGGCGCTGCTCCTGGATCGCCTGGCCGAAGCCAAAAAGCCGCCCCCCTGGTACACCCATCCAGCTTTTATTGTCACGATGAGCGTCCTCGCAACTATCGGGTTATCTTACGGAATGTTCGAGTTGGCTACCCGAATCAAGTAGGACCCCCAAAAAAAAGCTGGACCAATCTGGTCCAAACGGAGTTATATGGGGTGAGGACTTGGAGTCCTCCAGCACCCCAACAGCGTCAGTCAGGGTTGGCTTCCATCGAGCGGCGATTGGACCGTTAGCGGTCACTAAGCGCCGACAGCGCACCGAAGCCGGAGTTTGAAAGAGGTTGACTACTTTAGGTTTTTACAACCCACGGTGATCAGATCAGAGATCATTTTGATTTTGATCTAGTAATCTATATGAGCTAAAGCACGGGATCAAAAGTCAAGTGGTTGATATTGCAAGAGAAAATGGAAATTGAGAAATGAGTAGAAAGGCTAGATAAAAGGTTGATTATACAAAGAAATTTGTACTTGAAAATGTGCTAAAAATGGACATAAATTCCAGAGAAAACAAGGTGGAGATCAGCGGGTTTGGCCCCTTCGGGGCCAACCCGCAGGGCTTCGCCCCACCTGATTCTACTTACCATCTCGGGACTGGGGAAGATGTAGAGTTCCAGGTAGAGAACGGGTGGACCCATATCTTGCACGCCCCTCCCTTCCTGCTGAGTGTGTTCGACCAGGAACTTCGCTACCCAACCCAGGTCGCTTTGGCCATGGAAGCCGGCTTCGTCGCTCAGGACGGGTGGGACGGCTGGATCCGGTTGCTTCGAAAGCCCACCCAGACCAACCCTTCCCCCAGGGTGCCCACAGGATTGCTTTCCGCTTTGATCAGGTTGTGCGGAAAGTTTGGGTTTACCTACCGGATCCATGATTCCAGAAACAAGCCCGCCGGAGACGTTCCAGAAATGGTGACGATCCCGCTTCGTGACTACCAGGAAGCGGCAGTCGAGGCGGCCTTGAAAGCAGGCCGTGGGGTTCTGGACATGCCACCCAGGTCTGGAAAGACCAGGACCATGGCTGAGATTCATCGGCGCCTGGCGCTTCCCACAGCTTGGCTGGCCCCGACAACCCGGATCGTGACTCAAACGGCCGAGGTGCTGGCCGGGTTTTTCGGGGAGAACTATGCTTTCACCCTGGTGGGATCGAAAGACTGGAAAGCGGCTTCCAGAAAAAAGATCGTGGTTTGCACAGCGGCGACGGCTGGGAACTTGCCGGCCGATTTCTGGAAAAGCCGGCAAGTGGTGGTGGTCGATGAATGGCATCACGCGGCAGCCAAGACCTACCGGGAAATACTCGATCATTGCGAGCACGTCTACTATAGGTTTGGGATGACCGGTACTTTTTACCGCTCGGGCCTGGATGAACTGGCTATGCACGCTCTGCTCTCGAACGCGGTCTACAAGATCACAAGTCGGGAACTGTTGGCTCGGGGGTTCTTGATCCCGGTGAAGGTGGTGTTTATCCCGGTCCTCGGACACGTGCGGGGGTGCGGAACTGGATTCCAGACGGGACACGGGAAGGCGGGGATCCACGAGCACACCTACCGCCAGTCGATGGTGGCCCACGTTGCTCACTACCTCCAGAGCACCGGCCGGCGAGTCCTGGTGCTGGTTGGGACCAAGAAACAGGGCCGGGATCTGGAGACGGTCATCCGAACCCTGGTGCCCCGGGCGCCGGATGGATGCCAGCGCAAGTCGGTGGAGTTCATCTGTCACGACACCCCCAAGACGATCCAGGGGGAGATTCTGGAATCGTTCGTGGCTGGTCGGGAGGTGAAGGTGCTCATCGGGACCTCAATCGTGGGTGAGGGAGTGGACTTGCCAACGACCGACAGTTTGGTGTACGCCAAGGGGGAGAAGGCCGAGGTCACCTTGGTGCAGAACGCTTACCGGGTGGCGACGGCGGCCGAGGGAAAGGATTCTGCAATCATCGTGGACTTCGCTGACCGACACCACCGGAAACTGTTGCAGCACGCCCTGGAGCGGTTGAGAATCTACCACGAGGAACCAAGTTTTGAGGTGAAGGTGCTTCAAGATCCGCAGGAATTTCCCCAGTGGCTACAGGCGCAGGGAAAAAAGCTGGACCAAAATCTCTGGAACGGGGTTATCTAGGTTGAGGCAAACGATAGTCCCCTTCCGGGTGGCTGGGCGGAGTAACCCCCCCCCCTACTTCGACCGCCCCCGGAAGGGGACCTTGAAATCAAAGGGTTTCCTTGAGGACTTAGCTGTGCTACAGAGAAACTTGCTTGCCTTGAGTAGCAGGCGCCACGCCCCGTAGATCAACGTCCCTTGGTCTACGGGGCCTTCTTTTGGGAGGATCCATGGCTGACTTGCTGACCGCCGACGCCAAAAAGATGACTGCCCAGCAACGGAGCGAGGCCATGATGCGGGTGGCCATGCAGAGCCCAGACCACCTGCGACAGTGGCTGGAGGCGAGCGGCCGGCGCTGGTTGGTGTTCGATGCGTCGGCTTTGGTGGAGTCGCTGCCCTGGCCCGGAGGGGTCGAGGCGTTGACCCAGATCGTGGCGTGCTATCGAGACCACCGGTCAGTTCAGCCCAGCGGGAGGACGGAGCCGTTGCAGGATCCCATGACCGGGGAGACCATCAACGTGCCGGTGATGAAGGGTGAGACCCTGGAAGTCGAGGAGCTGGATCGGGTGATTCGGTACCTCATTGGGCAAGCCACGGAGAGGGATCCGTCATGGAAGCTGGAAAACCCGCCGATGTGAGCAAGGGTAAGTATGGCCCCGAGAGCAGGATGTTCGATGCTCTGAAGGGGGCCGAAGTTCTGATTTCCTGGAATAACGGAGACCCGGGGATGCGTGCTAAGCTGATTTGGGTGGACCGTTATACTCTGGGAGTGAAACTTCGGAATGGGTCTATGGCGATGGTCTACAAACTTGCCATCAAGTTCATCGAGGCTGGAGATCAGAAGGACTCACCTCAACCATGACCAAAGGGACGAAACATGCCAATGGCGCAACTGCTGCTCAGGGACTACAGTGACTATTTTCTCCAAACCGCGTACATCAAAAAGCTGAAAGCCTCCGGTGGGTACATTACCGGGGTCAAGATAACACCAGAGCGGATCCAGGCCATAGAGCGGATGGCGATCTGGTGTCGTGAGCGTCGGCTGGATCCCAGGCACTGGCTCCAGAGCCTGTTCGAATCCCGCCGATGGATCTTCCCGCCGCAGTGGAACCAGTTGACCTCAGCCAAGCACCTCGCAAAGTACCCAACCATCCCCGTGAGCCAACCGTACCAGCAGAAGATGCAGAATGAGCTGTTGGTCGGCCAAACGAGGAGGGGGGCCACGTTCGACGTGAACCGGGACCTTTCCCCAGCAACCGAGGCCATCAAGGCCAGGCATCTTTACCACCAGGAGTCTGACCGGTGCCAGGCCGGGATGAAGTCTGAGACCATGGGGTACCACCCCTTGAGCACTGTTTGCGCCAGGTGCCCCCGGGCGAGAGAGTGCGAGCAGGCGTTGAGGGCGCTGGCGAACTTTGACATTGTGGCCTTGCGCCAGGGGGCGATCTCTCTGGAGCAGGCAGCGGCGCAGGAGCGCAAACGATTCTATGAACGCCATTGACCGGCAGCCTGTTGCCAGGCAGCCGGCCAATGTCGAGGCCCAGCCGAACCTTCCCTTCGGTTCGGACTTCCAGGCTTCGCTGTTGCGGTTGCTGCTAGAGGATTCTGGGTTCGCCCATGCGGTCAGCGAACACCTGAACCCGTCCTACTTTGAGAGTCCCCCGTTGGCCTGGGCGTGGGCTTTCTGCCAGCGGTATCAATCCCAATACGGCAGCATGCCCACCACCCGGTTGCTGTTCGAGCAATCCCGGAGCGTGGACCAGCGCATCCGACCCCTTTATACGGCCACCATCGAGGTAGTGGCCGCCGCCAGCCTTCGAGAGGAAAAATGGATCCGTGACCAGGTGCTGGAGTTCATTCGGAGGAACGTGTTCGTCGCGGCGTTCCGGGACTGCAAGGATCTCTACAACGCCGGCAAGGCCACCGAAGCCTACGATTTGATGATGGAGCGGATGGAACGGATCCGGATCACGGTTTTTGAACAGGTGGATCGGGAGTGGGTGTGCGCTGGTTTGCCGGCACGGCAATCGGCTCGGCTGGGGGTTGACGGGCGGAGCGATACGATCACGACTGGGCTCCGGTCGCTGGACAAGGTTCTGGAGGGTGGGTTGCACCTGGGTGAACTGGGGATCTGGATCGCGGAGCCCAAGACCGGCAAAACCACGATGCTGGTGAACCATGGGATTGCCGGCGCCCGGCTGGCCTTCAAAAACGTCCTGCATTGCGTGTTCGAGGGGTCCAGGAAACAGGTCGTGAATCGGTATGACGCGGCTTTCAGCGAAGAACTTTACAGTCGGGTGAAGGCCGGCGAGATGGGGGACAAGAAGTACGAGGTCTTGCTGGCTGAGTACAAGATGCTGTCTAGCAAGCTGGTGGTCCGAGCCTTCACCGAGCGGTGGGATTATTCGGTGGTCGATGTCCACGAGGAAATTCGCACGCTCAAGCGGGAGCACGGCTGGGAGCCCCAGCTTGTTGTCGTGGACTACGGGGACCTGCTGCGCGGCCGGGAGAAGCACTACAACAGCGAGACCGAAAAGCAGCGGGCGGCTTATCGGGATCTGAAGTCCCTGGCTAACAGGGGGTATGCGGTCTGGAGCGCCACCCAGAGCAAGCGGCCGAAGGAAGGGGATGAGAACAAGCCCCGGTGGCTCAGGAGCCGGGACGTGGCGGACTGCTACGACAAAATTCGGGTGTCGGATTTTGGGGGTAGCATCAACCTGACCCTGGAGGAAAAGAACCTGGGACTGGCCCGGTTGCTGTTTGAATACTACCGGGATAACGAGGCTGAGAATAGCGTCGTGGTTCGAGCTGACTTTTCGCGGATGCTGATCAAAGAGGAGTTGGGGTTGACCAGCCCGGCGGTGCCCGGGATGGAATCGAGTAAACTAGGCCAGCTTCCCAGACAGGCACTGGCCCCAATATGAGGGAGGATGCAATGACCCTGGTCGAGATCGACGCCGAAATTCGTCGCCTGCAAGCGGAGCGGGATCTGATGCGTGAGGCCATTTGGGCGCGGCAGCAACAAGAGTTCGAACGGGAACGCCAGGAGCGGATGCAGTTGCGGATCGCGGCGGAGACTGGGGGTCGAAACGAACCGGAACCGGAGGGACTGCGGGTGTGAACCCCCTCATCACCCGAGCCATCGAGCTGTTCGACCTGTTGGGCTACGTGATCGATCACGGGGGTGAGGAAGCCCAGGTCAACCAGTGGGCGCTGGTGTGCCCAACTTGTGGAAAAAAGAAACTGGTGGTGGATCTCGGGCGGCGGGCTTGGCATTGCTGGGTGTGTGAGCAGTACGGGGCAGCGGATGCCCGCACTGGGAAGCGCCAGGTACTCCAGGGCGCCGGCGGGCTCATCGACCTGGTGCAATTTCTGGAGGGATGGGATCGAAAACGGGCGGCTGAGTTTGTGCTGGCTCAGACCAATCTCCAGCCCCCAAATCTGGGGCATATCGACGGGGATCTCCGGGCCAGCGTGGCGAAGGAGCTAGATGGGCTGAGAACATTGCCACAACTTTCTTGCCCAGAATGCACGAAAAAGATTGACGGCGCTATGCCGTATATGGTACAACGAGGGATAAGCATGGAGGACGTTCGGATGTTCGGTCTGTTTTATTGCGACGGAGGGCGTTACCGGGGAAGGCTGATCTTCCCGGTGTACGAGGACGGCCGGTTGGTCTACTTCCAGGGCCGGGCGATGTGGGAGTCGAAAGAGCCTGGATTTTTGAAGTCGTTGAACCCGGTGCGAGAAGAGGGCGCGGGGGTGAGCAGTGAGGTGTTGTTCAACTTGGATCAGGCGCGGTTCGCCGCGAGAGTGGCCATCACCGAAGGCCCCATCGACGCGGTTCACGTTGGGCCGGATGCGGTTTGTACCTTCGGGAAGAAAATCTCCGCGACCCAGATCGCCAAGATGCTGCGGGCTGGGGTCAAGGCGGTGGATTTGATCTGGGATGGCCCGAGTGAGCGGGAGCCCCAGGGCGCCTGGCCGGAGATGTTTGCGGTAGCCCCGACGCTGGCCACGCTGTTCGACACCAGGCTGGTGTTTGTGCCTCAGAAGGATCCGGGGAGCTGGTCTCGGGCTGAGAACGCTTTTTTCAGGACACAGGGGCGTCCTGTGTCCTCTTTCGCCCAAGTGGCCCGACTCTAGGGCCTGAGAGGAGAGCGCCATGACCAAGGAAGCGATTTTGGGACCCAGTGCTGACCGAGTAAAAACTGATATGCGAATGCCCCAGTTGCTGGTGAAGCGGGTCAAGGAGATGTCCGAGGTGCTGGGGGTGCCCCAAAACGCCCTCTACGCCATGGGGGTAGCTTTGTTGCTGGTGACCATGGTCCCGATGGTTCATCCTGGGAAAAAGCGGATCCAGATGCTCCGGGAGCTGGGGGAACTGTTTCGGAACGTGATTTCTGGGGCTGAAAAAACAGCATAGTTATCTTGTAGTTGCAAAGAATCGACATCAACCGTCGTTTTTTTGTTGACAAGTACGGCATTATGCCGTACAATGGGATCGGAAGGTAGGAAACAAGAACGGAGGATCCCATGAATCGCTTTTCCGGTCACGACAAGCGGGTGACGCTGCACCTGGCGCTGCACAGTGCGGTCGCCAGAACTATTCCGGGACTCATCGAGGCCCTGGGGGCGACGGAGGCGGCTGGCTGGGACCTGGCGCTTGTCCCCCAGGCGGCGGTCGAGGTGATTTACGCCACTTTCGATGAGGCTTTCGAGAAACTGGTGGTGTCGGAGTTCGAGGCCGATCCCAGTTACCTCATCGACCTGGGTACTGGGTGCCCGGGAACGTGCCCCCTTTGCGGGCACAACCCCATTCGCTGGGTGTTCCGCGTGGTGAACCACCGAGAGGGTGGCAGCGCGGTGGAGTGCGGGTCCGAGTGCATCGTGACTTGGGGAATTTCGGTGAAAGGTGCTGAGACCGCTGAGGCGGCTCGGGCCATCCTGGAGTCCCAGATTCGCAAGGCGATTCGCCGCCTGCTCATCGAGGGGTGGCACAAAGAGACAGGGTTCAGCGCCGGGTGGTTTGCGGCAACTTTCGAGTCCCTGGAGCGGATCCGGGCGCATCGGGAGCTGCCCTACAACGTGAGGAATGGCGCCTGGCACAAGCGGCGTGACATGCGGAAACTGGAGCGGTTCTACAACAGGACTGGCTGGTTGAACACCGAGATCCGGTGGAATGAGCTGGCCAGAATCGTGAACTTCTGCCGGGCCAACGACACGGAGATCAAGCTGCCTTTCCTGGCCCCCTTTGTTCCCAAGGCGGCGGCCACCAAGGCGGCCATCGAGGCGGGGACGATCAAGACCGAGGCTCTGGCCCCCAAGGGCAAGCCGGTGGATGTCAGACCGGTGGGTACACTGGAGTTGCCGCTGTCTCCGAAGGTCGAGGCGGCGCCGGAGGTCGAGATGGTGCCCGAGATTATCACCCCCATCTATCCCGAGCCCGAGATGGACGCGGAGGCGGCGGCTCGGGAGGCCGAGCTGGCTTGGGTGCGGGAGCAGGCGGCGAAGGACGAGCCCATCAACGACGGTGCCCCTTATGCCCCGGGTGAGGAGGCCAAAGTGGTGGCGGCGTTTGAAGTGACGGACGTGATGAGCATTCTGGGCAAGGCCCTGGTGGACGCGGCGGATGCGGCCTTGACCCAGGCGGCGGACCTGGCCGAGTGCAAGCTGGCGAAACTGGAGTCCGAGGCCGATGGCGGGATCACCCTGGATGACAGGGTTCCCGAGTATGCCCCCCCGCCGTCGGTTCCGAAGTCGGCCCAGTTGGCTCTGGACTTCAGCGCGGTGTGCCGGGAACTGGTTTTTCGTGCTAAGTAACCGTAACAACTGTGAAACAAATCTTCCAGAAAGTGCATTTTTTCCTTGACAAGTGACGGCATTATGCCGTATATTGAAGGTGGAGAGAGAAAGGGAGGTCACACCATGGATCGCAAGCCCGTCGCCATCAAGGTCGAGACCGTCATCATCCCGGGGACCACCGTCCAGATGGAGCGTCTGGTGGGTTTCAGCCACCCGATGATTCCGAAGGTGGATCCGACCTACGTATTCCGCCAGGATCTCTGCGAAGAGGTGGGCTACGCCCTCAAGAATGGAACCAACTGCCTTCTGGTGGGTGACACCGGTGACGGCAAGACCTCGTTGATCGTCCAGCTTGCGGCGTTCCTGAACCGACCTTGCTGTCGCATCAACGTCAACGGCCAGAGCGACCCGGCCATCCTGATCGGTCGGGACATGCCGGCCGAGGTGGATGGCACCCGGATGCTGACTTACCGCTGGGGTCCGCTGGCCAAGATGATGACTCAGCCTTACGGCTGGTTCATCCTGGACGAGATGGACGCGGCTCAGCCCGGGGTTCTCCTGGTGCTCCAACAAATGCTGGAGCGTGGCGGGAAGCTGACCCTGGAGGACGCGGCGGCGACTGTGGTCGAGCGGGCTGCGGGCTTCATGTTCTTCGCCACGGGTAACACGATGGGGATCGCCGGCCGGCACCGGACAATGTACGCCGGGACCAACAGGTGCAACGAGGCCACCCTGGATCGGTTTGATTGTGTTATCCACGTGACTGAGATGGATGCCAAATTGGAGGAAGAGGTGGTGGCGGCCAACGCCCCCGGGCTCGACCGGGACTTCGTGAAGGCTATCATTCGGATCGCCAAGGAGGTCCGGGACCAGCTCCGGGATGACCAGCTCTCTTGCACGTTCTCAACCCGGCGCTGCATCCAGTGGGCTCAGGCGATGCGGACGTTCCACCCCCTCCGGGCCGCCAGGCTGAGCGTGCTCAACAAGCTAAACGCTGAGGACTGCAAGGTTCTGGAGGGTGTGATTCAGCGGTACTTCGGAACCCCCTAGGGAGGGCGCCATGAACAGCAGAGAGGGCACCATGAATGCGCTGCTACGATATGATTTGGGGGATGATGCCACTTGGGTAGCCAAGGTGGAAAAGGTGGGGGAGGACTTTAGACTGAAGATTGCCCACTTTCGGAAGATAGGTTCGCCTGGGGATTCTGATATGGGGGACAAATGGCAGGAAGCTGGTGTGTTCAAGACTGGGGTGGCGGTGGTCAAGTATGTGCGAGACCTGGCCGCCAAGAAGTTCCCGGATTGGAAACCCACGGTGGACACCTTGGACACGATCAAGCACCGGACGGCCCAGAGCGTGACCCCGGATTGCTACAGCCCCGTTCCCGAGGGGTCAAAGGCTGGTGGTCGGGGTGACATCGGATGCAAGACTTGCCCTTACCGCTCGGGGTGCGGTGACCCGGCGTTGGTGAATTTGGGGGCGAAGTTGACGGATCAGGAGAATGAAGGAGATTTCCTGACTCGTTTGCAGCGTAAGGTGGCGAAAGCCTACGGAAAGAAAAGTTGAGTTTCTAGAACGATTTTTCTTGACAAGTGCCGGCATTATGCCGTATATTGATACTGGATGGAGGGACTGACCATGGCTACCGGCACAGCACTTTTGGAAAACACCCTAGAGAAGGTGGCTCGCATTATCGCTAGGCGGCGAGGTGTGAAGGTGACACTCCGGGGCGGGGCTGCCTACGTGGACCTGGACAAGATGGAAGTGGTTCTCCCCCAGGTCACCGACGATCAATACAAACACATGGCCCCCTATCTCGATGGGATCTGCGACCACGAGACCGGGCACATCTTGTGGACGGATCCAAAGGTCTCCAAAGAGGCGGCGGAAGGAAAGGAGACCAACGGCAAGACCCGGCACATCTTCTGGAACCTGCTGGAAGATTTCCGGACTGAGAAGTTGACCAGTGAGCAGTACATCGGCTGCGCCCAGAACTTGA